ATAATCACCAGCCGTGGCAGCACCACTATCACCAGCCGTGGCAGCACCACTATCACCAGCCGTGGCAGCACCTCTATCACCAGCCGTGGCAGCACCTCTATAACCAGCCGTGGCAGCACCATAATCACCAGCCGTGGCAGCACCACTATCACCAGCCGTGGCAGCACCACTATCACCAGCCGTGGCAGCACCTCTATAACCAGCCGTGGCAGGTTTTCCCGGTTCCGCATTACACTCGTTAGTACACCGTTCCTTGACATAAGATACAGCTGCTTTCACAAGCCCCCTTATATCAAGCTCAGCACCTATTCTAATTTTTGAAGAACAAACCTTGTCACTTTCTGAATCGTCTATTTTACCACTCTGCTCAACCTCACAAAACCTTGACCCGGCTGGCGTATAGTAACCAAAAACATCCAGAGGGTAAGGACATGCATGAAAACCTTTCTCACATGCCTTTATGTCGCCTGTTTCTTCATACTCCTTACCTACCTCATACTTAAACCCTCTACAAGATAAATCTTTATCAAATGCTTTATAAGCCTTTATTTTCTGTTCCATGATATTGTTTATTTTTCGTTATTTTGATATTTCAATAATTCTACGCCTCACGCATTCTTCGAGTAAATTCATATCCTCCTTTTTTATAAGAGCACCTGTATTACGATTCACGCTCACATAAGGCTCAAACCCAAGTCGTTTTGAATTAATTCCGTTTTATCTTTATGGTATTAATCTTTCCTCTACGCACCAACATAGCATTTCATAAGATGCGTCAATTAATGAGTAAGATAAAAATTCTTGATAATAATCAAATTCGTCAGACATGGAATAACATATATGCCAACAATTGTCACTAAAATACATTGTAATCCAATAAGTATCTGTTCCTGTTTTTATCTCTTTTGGTAACAGTCCCAAGATGTCAAGCAAAGTAAATGCAGGAATACAATGTTCTTTTCTGAACGGTTCCTTGAAAGTTTTCCACTCTCGTAAAGATAATTGTGGTTGTTTTCCTTCCTCATAAGGATATAACATCCAAGTCATTGATGCGTTACCTGTATTTACCCCAAGTTCTTGTAGGTGTTTCATTTTATCAATCGACAGCACATTCTCCAAAATTTCCATAAGTTAAAATATTTTTGGTTTTATTTGATACGCTTGCAGTAATATATCTGTTCGTGGTTCTTATATCAGAATGACCAGCCATAGATTTCAGTTCTCCTTCTGGTATTCCCATATTAGCCCATCTGGTAATAGCTGTTCTACGTCCTGTATGTGTTTTGATGAACTGGTACTTCGGCCCTTTCATGAGTACATTTGCCCGTCTTACAAATACCTGCTTGTTTATACCTGCTCTACATCCAAGGGTTGGTAGAACTTCATTCATAGTAGTCTTTAAGGAAGATTCTATGTTGTATTTATCGAACGATCTAACCTCTTTTATCATTTCTATAATCTTGGAAGGTACGGGAACCTCAACGTTCTTACCTGTCTTTTTTGATATATACGAAATAACATTTCCTTCCATCATAGAATCTTTCAATCTGAAAATATCGGAATATCTCATGGCAGTATAGCATTGAATCAGAAACAATTTCTTTACAATTTTTTCTGTAACGTTAAACGGCTCGACATTCCAGAATAATTCTATTTCTTCATCCGTAAGAGATATATTTGAAGGAGATTTTACGTCCAAAGAGATAATATAATCATTGATATATTTACTCATCTCTTTTGATTCGGACAATATTCTTTTAAGCATTAAAAGATATGCCTTTTGAGATGATTCACTTATCTTTCTCTTTGACTTTATAACATTGATCATATCATCTATCATATCACGATTTACAGGCTTTTCAATAGATGGAACTTCCTTGAAGGTAGGGATGGTATCATTAAAATCATACTCGTCATAAAGCTGATTGGTAAGATATGGCATTATATGTTTTGATAATGCTTCAAATCTTACCTTTCCGCTTCTTGTCTTTGTATTATTCAACTTTTCTATCAATACGCCTACAGTCATAATTGAAGGACTATATTCGTTCTGAATTGTTTCAAGCCTGTTTTTTAAATCCTCAATCAACCTGTTCTGTGATTCTATCGTCTTGTTTAACCTATCTATTGTTTCAGCGAGAATCTGAATTGTTCTTTCTTTATCTTCCATGTCTTATATATTTTTGTTGCAAAAATAATAAAACTGTATATTCGATAGGTTAAACGATAGTTATCAACTCTTAAAAATGTTTACTACGCCCATTAATTTATAATTACCCTCTTCATTAATGATACATATAGGAGCATTATTCTCAGGATTGGTATATGCCAATGTGACATAATCCCCAGGGAACACTTTCAATGCGTTAATCATCTTTTCAATATTCAGATTGCAATCCAAACGCCCTTGACAATATCCTTCAATTCCGACATTTTCCGATATTTTATACCCTGCATCATTTGTGTATGTTATATCCATTTTATTATCTCCCTCCCTGCAAACAAAATGTGATATATTATACACATCTGACATTACCTTTATTCTTGAAAGGGAATCTATCAAGTCGCTAGTTCTTGCTTTAATAAAGTAATTAAAGTTTGATTTTATATTATTTACCAATGGCAGGTAGTTTACAAACTTAACCTCCATCAGCGTACAATTAAAGATAGAACCGAAATCCCCATAATATATAGACATCACTCTTTCATCATCAGATACAGAAACAGTTACATTTTCTTCTGACAACATTTCAAGAAAGGATAACGCTTCCTTTACCGAAGTAGGCATTACATTTATGCACAAGTCCTTTGATATATCCGGCTGACATTCTATAACATCTCTTACAAATACAATCTTATCGGACGAACATATATCAATGCAATTATTGGAACAAATAAAATTTATCCCCACTCCACTAAGGCTGGTCACAACGTCACTGATATCATTAAATCCTATGTTCCTTTTTAATGCTCTATACAGATCATTCCTGTTCACGTTGACCCTTATCCCGGTACCACGCTTACCTATTTTAATATCAGGATAAGATTCCACATCTTCTGCAAAGAAAGACGCTTCACTGCCATTGTAAGAGAATATTATATCCTTATCATATATCTTTACCGTAACAATGGAATCCTTTACTGTTTTGAGTAACTTTACAAGTCTTATTCCGTCTACTGCAAACTCCTGCCCGTCATTGCAGTCTGAATCAATAACGGGAATAATCAAACGCATCTCATTGAGGTTGTTGTATGAAGTAACCTCTATCGCATTCTCTGATGCTATATATTTAAAACGAAAACATTTAAGTATCGTCAAGCCTGTATCGGAAAGGCAGGCTTTGGCTGAGTTTAACGTTGAATATAAAACTTTTCTATCAAAAACTATCTTATTCATAAATGTAAAATTTAAATGTATTCAATCCAAGAAAAATGTTCTCTTTTATCAAGGTAATCCATGTCGTTCTCGTTATCATGGCATTAATGTACATCTTTACATACATTTTAGAACGTTAACCCGTTCTGGACGATACCAACGCCCACTATCGGCTATCATGAATGAATCACCGAATACTTTTCTACCTATATTAAGCGCACCGTTGACATCAGCATTGACACGGCAAAAGCGCAAAGCTTGTCGGAATGGTTGATGTCGAATTTATAAACTAATTGCATATTAGCCAGTATTATGTACTATGAAATATTATATGTTAAATTTTTGTAATGGTTTTCATTTATTCCTTAATGCCTTCAGATTTTTTGAAAGAATCTATTTTCTTAAATAACTTATGGCGTGTTATATTGGATTTTGAATATAAGCTTATCACCTCTGTATAGGTTGTACTATTCAATTTATTTCCAAGTTCGACTAGTGGAGATTCGGTGTTTTCTACCTGAGAAATAAACATCTCTTTTTCTATTCGAACATCTTGTACTTCTTTCTCTAGAACTTTTGATATATAAATTGCACAACCTATGGTTAAAAATAGCGATATTGCATCTATTATAGATATTTCCTTGTTTAAAACAAAATATCCCCAATCAATCAGTTTACCACAACAACATCCAATACTGAATATTATAATATAGATAATTATGTTAATGATTTTGTTCTTTTTCATAGGCATCTTCAATATAATTATCTACTTCTTCTTTATAATCAGGATCTTCGTCTGAAATTATAATAAGTGTTTGTTTGAGAATATTGTAATTTATATGGTCTCTCCTAATTAGACCTCCGAAAGATTCTTCCAAAAAAGATGTACCTAAACCAGCAGTGCCGTCTAAGTCAACAATTAGCTTTACATTCATTTCTATTGCTTTTTTCAGTGCAGGATGTAGAACATTTTGTCTAAATTCTTGACCGGAATAATCTCCTTCTTCAGGATAACGAGCACCCGGAATACGACTGAAATCTGTCGCGATTTTTATTATAATATCTTTATTCATAATTTATATTTACATTGTTAAAATTCAATTCCCAATGGATAAATGTTCCAGCAAACGAATTGTTTAAGGTATTAAGGAACAAATTTATACACTTGTACCCCTTGAATGGAATTATTTTGTTATATATAACTTTCATTGAAACAGCTCTTTAATTATTTTTTCAAAACTTACCTTTGTAGTGCTGTTACGCATACAATAATCTTTTATCTGTAGTGTATTTGACATTCCTGGCTGACCACGCTCAATAGCGTCAAGGATATTCCACAACATTTCCTTAGACCATACAAAATATCCTCTAAAGAAATATGTAGCCATCACATCAGCCTGTTCTATTATATGATTACGGTCATGGTTACTGTCAGGCATTTTAAGTTCTATGCCATATATCTTACCGTCATGTATATAAGCAAGGTCCGGCATACTTTTCTTTGCTCCTAGAGCACGAAATTCAGCCGACTTGTTACCACTTACAGCGGGATGGAGAAGTTCGGAAAAGAATGCCACAAGCAATCCCCTGCATCCTTTACCTTCCTTCTCGTTCCTGTAACTAACTACTATATCTTTCTGCATTTTCTTTTCTTCCGCAGATCGTTTTTCCTCAGCCATAATAAAAAAATTGTATTTGGCAAAGGTATCACGAAATGTGATATGTGAAAAGGGAAAAAGGTTAAAGTTTGTTATCAACCATCTCAAATCCTTCACACATGTCATGTCCGCTGTTTCTTATCTTCATGGCAACGTGTTTTTCAAACCAAGGAATATAACATACGTATCCAACAAACAAACCATCTACAATAACTGTGTATCTATGCTTGCAGCGACAGCAGCAATACTCTCCGTTCCTGCAAGGCTTTGTGTTGCTATTTTGCAAGATCATCCAAAGAAATGTTTTCTGACAAGAAATCGTCCGTGCATTGTTTTACCACATCATCGAACCGCAAATCGCAATACTCGTCAATCCAGTCACCTATGAAGTATAGTTTGTTACTTCCTGCAATAATACCAAACAGAATAGGGTCTTTTCTTTTTTCCACCTCTTCTTTTTTCTTGTCAGACGATAAATCTGTTCCGTTGTTATCAAAGTCGTAGTGGAGAATGACATAATTATCAAATATTTCATATTTGTCTATGTCCGTCTTTTTCCTAATTATGTCAAATGGTATGATTCTTGTATAGTCAGATATGTAATCAAGGCATAGATTTTTCGGACATCCTTTTGCAAACTTCATAAGATTTTCCTCTGATATAGCCTTGTATAATCCTTTACTGAACAATATGCTTTCGTATTTACATATCACCATGTTTCGGAACAGTTTTTCTTTCAAGGCGTGTTGACCGGATCTTTCAGCATAACCTAGCATCAGTATATAGTCTTTTATTCTATCCCTGTATTGCTTCATCTCGTTCTCTGTCTGTATCTTCACCTCAGAAAAGAAATGTATTACGTCAAACTTGGATCTTCTATATTCGTCTACATAATCCTTAATCTTTTTAAACCATGAGTTTTCCTTATGGTTTATGCCAAGAAGAGAGGTTCTTACTTGCTTGTGTTCCTGGTTTGTTTTTACAGAATCAAGCATTGTAGGTGAAACGGTAAGATTAAATTCCGCCACTCCTTCCTTGTCATTGCTTTCCATGTATTGTTTTAGGAAATCGTAAGACATTACACTTGGATTAGGATCTTTCTGCTCTATAACGGCATATTTGGGCAGATTAAAGTCAAGCCTTATAGCTTCATGAAACAAGGCAATTTTACCATCGCTGTTAAGTAAATTTTTTCCCATGATTAAATGTTTAAGTATTGTTTTATTTCTTTTTCTAACTTGTCCAATGTACTGTTTACCAATCCATCCCATTCTTTACCATAAACAGGAATACTCCTTTTTACTGTAGAGTGAAAAGAGATTTGATTCCCTAAAGGAAGATCAAAATATACAATAAAAGAAGCTCTTTTTCCCTTATCCTCTGAGCATCCAAAAGATAACTTACTTTCGTTATATATTTCGATAAGTTTGTCAATCAAATCTTCTTTCTTTGCGTACATTTTATCTGAGTAGGGAAATGGAGCGTCTTTAGCCTTTATATTGTAATCTTGTATCTCCAATGCAACACGGTAAATTTTAGCCGTAAAATCTCCTTGTTTTATCTTTTTATTAAGCATTAATTTTACCTTTCTTGTACCTATGCCGCACATATTTTCACGTTTCAATTTTAGCATGGCTATCAATTTCCTGTTTTTCTCCAAGGCTTCTTCCTTTGCTTCCCTTTGTCTTTTACAATCTTCTATTACGGAAACATAATTTTCTTTTATCCCGAAAACGTCCATTCCGCCAAAACAAAATGTTTCAATATCTAAGATTGTATTCTTTTCCATCCCAAGAAAATCTATAAGCCTTTTGTCTATGCCAAAAATATTCGTGTAATGTCTAAGATGTGACACGCAAACAATATATTCCGGGTTATGGGAACATTCAATCTCATCAAACACTTCCCAAGGATTAATGTTGTTTTTCATAATGTTATTTTCTTGTTTCTTTGAATATAACCCCATATAAACTTGCTGGAATATCCGCATTCTTTCATGGCTTTACGAAAATCAGTTTCCGTATTTCTGATATACAACTGCCGTATCGCCCAATAAGTATTGTATCCTTTAAGTTCCGCATACTGGAAAAATTGAGTAGGCGTCATTTGCTCGAACTTTAAATCTCCTACTAGTTCTTGTAGTTCCGCCATTCTTATTTCCTTTTCGGTTGGATATACATATCCGCAGAAAGGGCATTCCGAAGCGGTTATGGCAATATATTTACCACACTGTTTACACTCTTTCACTCCTTGTATCCCTTCACATTTTCCCTTGTTATGCCATAAAGCCCATTGACGTTCTTTCTCAAACTTGCCGAGCCGTGATATGTTACCACCGAAGTCTAGGAGAAATGCTTCCGTCTTGTTTGGGTGAAGCCGGATAGCCCTGCCGGTTGCCTGGATATAAAACTGAACGGATTGTGTAGCACGGTTTAATATGCAAACCTCTATACTTGTTTCATCGTATCCCGTAGACAATATACCACTGTTGCATATAACGGTGAATTTATCGTCATGGAAATCCTTGATAAGCTGTTCCCTGTTTCCTGTAAGATGCTTGTATTTTTCATATAACTCCAACTCATCCGGCTTGTTCTTGTCTATACCTGATATGAGGAATTTTGCAGGAATGCCAGCTTCATTAAATTCAGCGCACATCCTTATCGCATTTGCCTGTGTGGCATCAAAACATATTGCCTTTTTCATCGGGCAGATACGCATATAGTTTTCAATCACCCCCTTGTACTGTACAGACTTGTTGAACACTGCCCCCATCTGCCTGCTATCAAAGTCACCTGTACGATAATCGGTATTAACCTTAGACAAGTCGGGTGCATCAACCGTAAACGTTCTCAACTTGGTTATGTTTCCCCGGTCCATCATATCCTGTATCTGGGCAGTTTCTACAATCTCTTCATAGTTCATGCCAAGCTGCCTTTGGTTCCCACTTCTCATCGGAGTTCCTGTAAGACCTACTACATACTTATCATCAAGCAAACCAGATTCAAAGAGATAATCTGCGTCAGACGAGTGCGCTTCGTCTATTAGGCAGAGAGATACACTCTTAACCCATTCAACCCATTCGGGCTTTTCTAGCCTTCTACGGAGAGTTTGAGCCATTGCGGATACTACTAGACCTTTGGGTATGTTCCTGTGCTTAGGAGAGATGTATTCAGCCTGTATGCCAACTCTTTCCAACGTTCCCCCTGTCTGTGTCATAAGTTCAGATCTGTGGGATACGATAAGCACCTTATTCCCCTTTTCGACAGCACCTTTAGCCATAAAACTCATTATGACCGTTTTGCCGTAACTTACACAGGCTGAGAATATGACGTGTTTATGATTAGTCAGGGCATTTCTCAGACGGGTTATCCCCACCTCTTGGTAATCCCTTAGCCTGATTTCGTTTGTACTCATTTTCTTGTATTATTCTTTCAAGTTCGTTTTTCAATGCAATCACAAAAGCCATGCACTCTTCTCCTTCAAACTGCTTGACAAACTGCCTTGCGGCATCTTCGTAATCAGGAACACATTCCTTTTTAAAGTATTCCTCATTGTCTTGAAGAACCATCCAATCCTCGAAGTGGTGGTTTGGCTTTTTCTTGAATATGTGAAGCAAAATGGCAGTGTCGCTATTTAGTTTGATCAGCTTCCTGTCATAGTTTTCAAAGTTGTCAACGTAATCCGTATTCATCTTCGTAAAACAATTTAAAGTTTCTCCATCTATGCCCGTTTTTCCCCTTACAGAAAGAACTGCATGAGCGTTGTGGCATACCTAATTTCCTCTCACAGTCACAACAGGCTTCAAAGCATAGGAATCTGTTCGTGCCATCCTCTATCGCAATGACAGCCCTTGTATTGTTTCTATGACCGAGATAAGAACCGTTTTCCTTTCTTTTTTTTATGAGTTCCTTCATAAGAACTCTTTTCTTTTCACGTTCCTCATCCGATACTTCCCTTCCTTTCTTGAATCCGTAATTATGACCTTTGACGAACCTTCCTTTTTCGTCACGGTAAGATATTGGATAATCTATCCATAATTCGCTAATTGCTGGCATTGAAATCTAACTTTAGTTTTACAATTTCATCACTCATGGCATGTACTCTTTTCAGCCATGCCATTTTCCATGCTTCTTTTCCTATACCATATATACGATATATATCATCTCCTGCATCATCAAATTTGATAGGAGTGCAGCTTGTTGACTTACATTTCGTTCCGTCCATAAGTTCAACATCACCTACACCCCCATTGAGCATGATAAAGTTGATATTGTTTTCTATGGCAAGATAGGGGATGATTATTTCATCCCCACGATTAGGTTTGTTGTGCTTGATTAATGTAGTCATGGCAATTTAGACAATAATTCTTCTTGAATAACCTATATCATTTTGGCATTCTACTTTTTGGGCTAATGCCTGATAATCAACGTGTTCAATAAATTATCTTATTTTTGTGTAAACTCTGCAATTACCTGTTACATATTTGAAACACCAACAAAGTCATTTACTTTGCTTATTGGGTATTTTTTCGCATCCCGTTCGTTGAATGAAAGATAAGATAGAGCCATTTGTAACTTATCCTCCATCCTGTCTATATCATCTTTATAATCGCTTCTGTCAAGTTCCCAATACAAAAGTCTTGACGGATCGTTAACTGGGCGTAAATCAAACGGATCATCATCAGATTTACCGTCATATACGATATAATACATTTTATCTACATCGGGATGGGAAAGAAAATGCGACATTAGCTGCCAATAGTATTCCTCTATCGCCTGTTCCTTTGTTGCTTCTCTCAAATATTCAATCTTACTTTCAGAAGTAAAGCATTTCACTTCGGCTATATAAGATAATTTACCATTGACATCAAATCCATATCCATCGGGAGAATCACCATATCCATCATAGATATTATCGACAAAAACAATTTCGTCAAAATCATCCGCACAGGACATTAGTCTGGAGAACGTGTTATGGTTAAAACACTCGATAGCGTCTTTTTCATGATCCTTTCCCCACTCCATGTCAGAAGTGGATATATGTCGGCATGGTTTGTTTAACCTTCTTTCCCTTGCAACCTGATAAAGATAAGATATAGCTGTATCCCCGAAAGGAACATCAACTGTCTTTCTCTTTACACCCTGTTTTTTTGCAACCTCTAGTTCGGAAGGTGACATTTCCCTTCTCCCGGAAACCATAAGTTTTCCAATGGCGGAAGAGGTGATTTTACCACACCTCTTCATAAGCCATAATTTTTCTTTTTCTTCCGCTTCCATCATTTCTTAGTCGCTTCGTTAAACAATTTCATAGCTTCCGCATCCACATCATAGCTTGCCGTGATGTATCCAATGTCGCATTTCCCACTTTTCAATGCTTCCAATGCAGCCTTGAACTTATCAGAGTTCACCGTCATTTTCTCTTTCTGTGGTGGTGGCGGAACATCACGCCCTATACGCAATCCGTAAACCTTTCCTCCATCGCTTGGGTCACGTGTCAGTTCCTTGCATAATATTACACGGAAATCATGGATGGTTTCAGGATAATCAGTTTGAGCCAGCTTAGTAAGACGTTTGCGGTTCGTACTGTTCAACAGCATAGGTTTAGGAACAAGGTTTGTTTCTTTAAAGTAAGCAATCCATGATGGTTTCTTACTACCTTGTACCTTTGCATTCTCATCCCATACGATATGGGATATTGTAGCAATAATAGACTGACCGTTAGGGAGTATTTCTACTCCCACATAATCAGATTGACTTCCAGTTCTCCAATGATGGAAAACCTGGCTTTGTTGTTCGTTTGACATACTTTCTTAAATTTAAATCGGTAAAACTACAGTTGAATTTCCCGTTTTGTCTACAATGACGCCCTTTCCGCCTATAACAGCTTCCGTCTTGTGACCACTTGGGTATTCCGATAAACAGGAATCATTTTCCGCTTTATACGGATATACATCCATGATGGCGGTTTCGGCTACGGATGAAATCACATAGTCTGCCATTGTGCCTTTCATTACTTCGTCAAGTTTCTTTACAGCATCTCTCAAATCGGCTGCCTGAACAAGCATATAACATGATGTCTTTTTCTCCGCTCCGCTCTTTTCGTCCAGAGTAATGAAGAACAGCTTACACTTAAACCAGCGATCGGCTGCATCTTCTTCAGATGGGAACAGTTCGCTGTAGTTGGAGCGTTTAATGTCCGAAACAGTGAACTCGCCACTGATAAACGGTGTCATTTCCGATATAATACGTGCTTCTGCCTCAGTGAAGCTAAGCGCATCAACCATGTATTGCTCACTTACTTTCTTATTCATCCCATTTTCTGCTACTTTTTCGTAGCGAATTTTACACTCAAAAAATGTTTTCATACAAAATATTTATTTAAAATTCCATTGTTCCATGTAGTCAATGTTTTCAGGAAATCCTTCTACCGATATAGGGCTAAGGAATATCTTATCTCTTTTTAAATTTGAGCCTCCCCATTCAGTCGGTGGGCACTTTTCATACTCTTCTTTAGAAACTTCACTTACGCTAAAATGAGGTTGGAATCCCCATCCTTGTACACTTTCTCCTAAATAACCAAATTTACGTAATGCCCACTCAAAAGCAATATCTTTATAAAAGTAATGTTTGGAGAATACTGCCGCATATATCTTATGTGTAAAATTCCCTGTTTCTGTTAAGTCAGGATTACATCTGATACAGAAATACTTAATATGTGAAAGTATTTCTTTTGCAAAATACTCATATTTTTCACAATCCTCTTTTGAAAGAAACTCTTTCCCATCATATGCAATGTAAACAGTCTTAGTAATTTCTTTTGTTTCCATTTATCTATTTAATAATTTAATTACGGTTTCCTTAAACATTTCTTCGTTTTCACAAATGATAAATTCCTCAAAATCATCATCCTCTTCATACCGAATACCATCTTTATACATTGTCATTTCTCCAAATGAATTTGGATATGGTGCAGTCAGACCATTGTAATCACAACAATCAGGATATGTTTCAGGTATAAGTCCTTGTCCTTTTAGCCACTCCCTTAGTTCGGGAGTGTTTTCATTTATGTATGCTTCTTTTTTCATGAGGTATTAATGTACATTGTTATATCTGTTCCATTTATAAAGGGCGTAGGGGAATCGAACCAACTAACCATAATTGGGCAGTGCCAAAAATCATTAGTAAACTATGTAAAATCAGTCAATCCAAATTTAATTTTAATTACATTGATTATGGATTTATACTGCTTCTCGTAGACTGTTCCCGAATGTGTTTCCTCCACTTTCTTTTCAAATTCTTCAATGCTACCACGAAAACATCCACAGATTATTTCCACTTTCTTTTCTTTTGTCATATATGCGTGAGTGTGGCGATTGCATGAGCCGAAACCGTCAAATCCGCAATGCTCGTTGTCGTTTTCTATATCAGCATCTCCGGACACCCAAGCATTGCCGGACACCCAAGCATCGCCGGACACCCGAGCATTGCCGAACACCCGAGCATCGCCGGACACCCGAGCATTGCTGGACACCCGAGCATTGCCGAACACCCGAGCATTGCCGAACACCCAAGCGTCATTTTCTTGGTCTAAGTTCCCTTCTTTCTCAACATATCCTCCAAAATCACCTTTTTGGGCATATTTGAAAGATTTTGTACACTTTATTTGGAATAACTTTATTCCAAAAGAATTGATTACAAACTTATCTGTTAGTATAAATTTTTTTTCCATACTTCAATCAGAATTGAAATTATCCTCACCACTTGGTTCTTCCTCCGGCATATCATTACCGAAATCCATAGGAATGAACCAATTTGAAATATAGTCTTGCATGATTTAATCCTCCTTTTGGCTACTTAGCCATTCTTTATAATCTTTCTCGTAATATTGGGGTATTATACCTTTCCTCATAAAGTCTATGTATTCTTGTACAGTACAATCATCCCAATCAACTCCGTTATCTGGTATATCTTCCGTTTCTGATGTACAAAGAGTGTATTCAAATGGATTATACCCACTGTTAAGCCCATATTCTTCAACTATCTTGATTACATTTTCATCAGTGGTTATTTGTTTGATTTCACTTTCAGCCACACACCCGGATATTTCAGAGTGCTTGCCAAGTACTTCACCGAAGTAAACACTGATTTTGTTATTCACTAAGTATTCGACATCTTCTGTGTCTGCAATAAATACTCCTTCAAGATTGCCCATTCTTCCGCAATCGAAGTCCATTTTAAATAATGATTTCATAAATTTACTCCTGTTCTTGTTTGAAATATTCGTACTTTATCTCTCCATTTACGATCATGTCCATGATTTCTTCATCGGAAGATGTGGCTATCTTCATCATAAACTCATCTTTCTTCACCTTTTCAATATCTTCATTTTCAGTATTTCCCACCTTTTCCAACTTTTCCATCTTTTCTGCCTTTTCAGACATATAAGACACAGCATCTTTAGCTATTTTCAAGGCATACTCTGAATCGTATAAAGACATCATGGATTGAATGTATATTCCGTTAATCCTGTCAAATATTTCCTGTTGGGAAAGGCTTAGAAACTTTGCCGTATTCGCTCCCATCATCACCTTTATCTGCCAAGATGTTTTTATATTCACTACATGAAGCCATCCCTCTTTGATAGGGCTTTTAACTATATAAAAGTCACCTACAATATATCCTTCGTCTATATCTTTCTTTTTCATAGCTTATATTTTCCCAAAGCAAGAATCATTTTATGCTCTTCAAGGGCTGATTTTATGGTATCGTCAATTATCTTGTTGTGTGTTTTAGAATCTATATCCAATTCTGAAACATTGCATCCGTTATCAATCTTATTCTGAATACTGAAATAATAATTTCTTATTTCCAGCACATTCTTGTGTATCTCTTCTCGTGTCATTTCCTAGGCAAAAATTTATTTTTAACAAATGATAAAAGCATCACGGATATTTCATCGGCATATCTTGCAAAGTCATCCTGGTATTTCTCGTCAACATTGTTATCCATCCATAGGATTTGATTCTTTGCCATAGTACCTACCTTTTCAAGCGTTTCAAACATTTGAAGGCTAGATCCGGGGAGTGTTTTCTTTAGCATTTCATTCAACTCAATGGAAGATGAGTGGATAATATCAGCACAAAAAGCAATGGCGTTTACATACATCATCCAATCCATTTTCTCATCATCAGACATCTTCTTGATAATATCCATGCCCCTTACATATTTACCGTCAGGATAAGCCTTGATATATGCTTCCTGAAACTCCTTTATCTTAGCTGTTACACGAGAGCATTCAACCATACGGCCTTTCTTGATAAGATCGTTCTGCTGCTTGCGCAACTCCTTCATCTTTTCCTCTCTCTCACACTCCTGTATTAACAAATGTCTTTCCATCTTCAATTATCTTCTATTATTTTTATAAGTTCTTTAAACTGGTCCGCAATTATCTCTAGTTTTCCCTGTATCTTCTGATTCATATTCCCGTCCTTGTAGGAACTCTGAAATCCTTCATAACGTGAATCAATGCTAGAATAGCAGAATGAATCAGACGTGATGTTTACCATCGTATTGTCACCGTCTATGAACGGTTCAGGTATGTCTACTTTTATCATCATAGCAATCCGAAATAACTGTCTAGTTTTTCAATCGTTTTATCTCCATCAGATAGGACATGCTCAATTACTTCACGTCCTGAAAGTGTTACTCTCAGTTTGTCCACAGGCTGAACATTGGCTATACCTTTAGAGTAATTGTTATAATGAACAATCTCCCATCCTTTTATGGATGATAGCATTCTCCGTTTGCCACACAAATTTATAGCTTTTGGAGTAAATTCCTTCTCTTTCTTATCCATAATCAATCGTTTTTAAACTTTTTAAACATCTCATCTCCCAACACTCCGCTAATGAACATGGTAAGTTCTACTTCCCATTCATCTTCCTTGCCCTTCACGAACGGATAAGTAAGCTGATGCCATTCATGGTAATCAAACAGCTTCATGCGAAGCGGAAAATAGTCAAACAGCTTCTTGTTTCCGTAAAATACACGAATATGATTACTTTTTAACTCTGTGTAGGACAAACCATAATAATCTAATATCTCATAAAATTTGTCCATTGGCGTAAAATTACACTTCATTTGATATATTCTTTTAGTTGTTTATGCAACGATTTCATGTATGCTATTATTGTATCCGCATTAGGGTCTGAAAAGTCAACATCCTTTATGTTTTTCAACTTTACCCCATATACTGAAATAACAATAACTTCTATGATGTTATGTTCTCTATCTTCACGGTATAACACATCTTGAATGCTAGATGTATTAATGATGGGAAAGTTATCAACTTTTATTAAAGATTTATATTTACCTAGCATTGTTGGCGTTATTGACGTTATATCGTTTTCTACAAAATCAAAAAACATATTCTCGTCATCTCCGCAATCTACTGTTTCAAGAAACATATAAATAACATTCCACTCTGATTTTACGTGAAAAGTATTATCTGACTTGTCTACAAATATGCCATCACCAAATCCATCCAACGATTTATCGGAAGCGGTGTACCCTAACCGTTCAAGTCTGTTTCTTATGTCGCTTGAATCCTTTCTAATCAATACCTTCATGAAAAATATTATGTTTAATTATTATTGTCGATTGCTTCGGTAGGCTAACCTGTTCACTGTTTTCCTTGTTGGTCAAAATATATCTTTCCCCAGTATCACTAAACAGGAAATCATCTTTTACAAAGGGTATTTTCTTTCCATCATACCCTACAATAAAGCAGTTTTGAAAAATTTCTAGTAGAATCATGGTCTTTTGTTTTTGGCACATAAAGAAAAAATAGGTTTAACATGAAATGCGTTTCTTACAATCTAGTCATAGTCTACGCTTTTTGGATCTCTTTCAATACTCCAAAATTGACTAGCGTAATTCATATCGCTTTTCAATAATCTGATTTGCCTTTTCTGCCTGTATATAACAATATAAGGACAGAATACAATCATCATTATTTCTAAAAACTTTTTCATTGTCTTATCGCTTAATGGTTAATAAAATCGGGGGAACGCTTTCCCCCTAAACTTTTATTAATATGCTTGCTTCTACACTCAAACATGATGCAAATATAGTCAATAAAATGACATACTATCAAACATTTTAAAATACATATTATTTATTCACATTTGTTAAAGTATGCCTTAAATACGTTTACATTGTATATATTAACCTGTCCATAGTTAGCATCAAAAATCTTTTTCACTTCGTAACCTAGCTCGTAAGATATTACTTTCATCTTTCTCCAGCTAACCTTTCTCCAGTTTACACCGTTTTCCTTTGACCATCTTTTAATACTGTACCATTCCTTGGATTCATCTAGTTGTTCCGTCTTTAATTCTAGTTGTAGCTTTGCCTCCTTGTTTTCCAAGGTTAATGCTTGATTCCTTTCATACTCATCAGCCCAAGCCCTAGCAGCTTCGGCAGGATTGTTGAAGTTTGGTAATCCGTCCTGTATAGAATAACTACCTGTATTTATAACTGATGGAACAATTTCATCAAATATCCAACTTTCAAATTCATCAGCTCTAGGCATTTGGCTTTTAGCAATCAGGCGATATATATTCCCTTCACTAATAAACTTCATTGATTTCATTTGTATAGCTGGAGTTCCATCCGCTTTCAATCCAGTTTGTACCCCTACTTCCCGAATCGTTATGGAGGATGGTTTACAGTGATCTGAAATAGCTTTTGACGGATTTGAATACTGCAAAGATGTTGCAGCGTCTAATCCACAAAACCAACTTTTACCATTTTGAATAAACATGCGAATTTTACCAAACAAAGGATGTTCATAAACCATAATTTCGCCCGTTTCGTGTGCCAACGCTGTTTTAGCGGTACTATTGTTCACGCTTAAATAGTTTTCATTAAACTGTCGCATAAATAAAAAAAAGAAGCAGAGATATCTTCAACTTGCGACAGTTATACATTAGACTTATGAAAAATGTATGAAGAAACCTCTGCTTATATTTTAGGTAGCAGCTATCATTATAAAACAAAAAAGTCCAAAAACTATCGCACCGCAAAGATACATAAAGTTTTCATACTACCAAAAAAAATCATTATTTTTGCAAAACAATTAAAATGAGTAATATATGGTAAAGAAAGTGATTAGGGTTAATGTTAAATCCCCTAAGGTAACATCAAATAAAAAGGCATCTCCCATAAAGGTCAAGATAAATATGAAGAATACGGGAGGATTACAGCCAACAGGAAAACAGAAATTATAATCTACAACAGTTTCTAAAACCATCAGTTATAGATTGATGATTATTTATATTCCTATCTCCGAATCGTTGATGTAGATACAATGCAATAAAGAAACATACAGTTACAAATCCTATTGATATATACGAATAAAACATAGTGCATCTCACATCCTCAAACACCACATTATTAAATACAATATCTAGTATTGCGTATATCAACATTTCAATAACAAATACTCTATGGTATATACAAAATAAAAATACCTTTGACAATACATAGAACAATATTGCATTAAACAGTTTGGCGTTAAAGAATATGGTAAGGTACTTGTCCGAAAACGGAGTGGCATACTGAATATACTCCAATGTATCACCATCATAATACTCAATAATATCACCTGTTCTAACAGAGTGTATAACCTCACACTGATGGACAAGTATAGCAAGACAGAACAATATAGGATAACATCTTATCACCCAAATAAGAAACGTCCTGTAGAAATTGTTCAAACTTTCCTCTAGTATTTTGTCTTTCATCTTACTCTCCTTGATAAGTTTCTAATAATTTCTTCTTTCGTCCTTCCTTTTAACAGGTCAAGATCAATTGTTGCAGACCCTACCTTTATGCAACCATCAGATATGTATTGCTGCACACGTTCGTTCACAAGATAGTCCGCACCAAGCATATCCAATTTGGACAGTCCTTTCACATCATTTCTTCTGCTTAACACAAATCCACCTACCGTTCTCCATATACGCCTGTATTGGCTTATTCCGTCCTTTACAGGCATGATTATGTCGTTTTCAAACAATGGTATTCCGTTCATGTCAAACACGCCTGTAAACCATTCTACCACACAACCACTGCTATCTCTTACACGTCCATAAGCATCTATGGATACATCGTCAATAAGAAGTTCATATCGCCCCGTTACTCCATTAAATATACGGAGTAACGGGAAGTTAATGTCATTTCTTTCCATTTCCCTTAATCGCTTCAATACATTCCTTTACCCCATCATCAAAACCATGCTTGTACCCCTTAGCGTATTCTCCAATGTTATACACCGCCATTGCAAATACAAACAGGATAATACCTAAAGCCTTATGCCAACCGGGCAACGAGATGGAAAACGGCTTAAATGTAATTGTTAGATCGCCAACCCATAATAGGGCGATAATACATATTATTGTAAATATAATTGTTTTCATAATCATATAAGTTTTAATGCTTCCTGTAATCCTGATTCCAGTGCTTCCTCGTAGGTATTATAACGGATAATAGGCCTGTCAGACAATCCTATCAAGTCATGGGTAGGTATTGTCAGAATATCGTAAAGCCAATAGTTTTCATACATATAGGATATTTCAATATGAATATTCTTAGTTTCACGTAGCCACTTTTGTGCAATGGACTGAGTGGGACGACTATAACACAATTTTGGCAAATTCTTATTCGTTCGGAACACAGATTGCATTATCCGATTATTGTCCTCTTTAATAATATCTTTACAATACTCATTGAACCCTTTCTCTTTCAGCAGCTCCGCTGTTTCAAATGTTACAAGTTCTTCGGTCATAACTATTTCTTGTTTAATTCATCCAACACTTTCCTTACTAATTCATAACGTGGTAATTGCCAATCCTTCGCAATATCATCTATTTTATCGTCATAATGATTGTCGTAAACATACTGATTAAGTCTATCAATAAATCCATCATCGTCAAGTCCTTCATCGCAATCATCAAACATGTTAAGTTCATAGGCTAATTGGGTGCAATCACAGTGACTAACCCAATCATAAATACGATCATCACAAACATTGGTCTGTCTGTTATATTTTTCTCCAATGTGTATTACTTCACCGCAAAATTCACATCTATGCTCTTTGCGAGCGATAGGAGTTTTATTTATTAATACTTTTATCATTTTAATTCATTAATTAAAGCATCAGCACAAGCAATTGCAAACCGAGCAATGCTTATAGGTATTGTATGTTTCTCTCCTTTCTTGTAATCTGCTTCCGAACAAGCGTAACCAATTTCTGTATTGTCACTTAAAATCCCTTGCATTGCGGATTTAGCCAGTTCGTATCTACGCTGTTCCCAGTCAATAGCTGAAAAATCAAGTTCGCATTCCTTGAATACCATGTTATCACATACATATAAATAATCTCTGCTATGTTGAGAGTTGATGTTTAATTGGGGAGTTACATCTACCAAAACTCCTGTTGATTTTACTCTTGCTTTCAATGATCTGCTCTACAAGCATTATGCACTCATTTCTTATCTCTTCGGTTTCGTTATAACCGCAAGCCTTGTCAACTAGTCTTTCGATGTTTGACTTGGTATTAGAAAGCTGTTTGCAGAGAATTTTTAATCGGAAATAACAAAAATCAATTGTTGCTATCTGCTCTATTCTTCCCATTTTTAGAAATAGAATCAATAACCAATTGTAAAGTATCCATAATTATCCAATTGCAGTGTTATTTCTTAATATTCGTTGAATGGCTTCTGATAACGTCCTTTCGTATTTATAAGTTCCCAAAGAACGGAATTTGTATTTGTTCATAAACTCATCCCTACCATGTTTTGTGACAACATTTCTGAATAACTCCTCAAAAAATGAGGGGTTGATAGATTTGATATTTTCGGGAATAATGATCTCTATTGTTTCATATTTAGAATCAATATCATCAATATGTGAGTTTTCTCTCACATAGACTCCTCGATCTCTACCTGTGAAAACCTTAGAAACAATATTGCCACGTTTGACCCTAAAGTCTTCTAAATTGATAATATTATCTTTACTTTGTTTCATAATTATAAATATATATATGCGTGAATAAATGTGCCAGGGAAAAAGAACTCGCTACATTTAACGTATTTATTATCAGGTTTGTCTTCAATATTTCCAGAGCTGTTAAATGTAAGGACTCTATATTTTTTTCCTTTTACCATAGATTCTGTTACTGGATATTTACCGTCAAATACAATATTTGCTTTTCCCGATTGTAACGTCATCTTTGATAATTTTGATGCGTTGCAACCTTCCATAATTATTCCTCCTTATCTATCTTAATATCAGTTACTTTACCACGATTGACAAAATAGAAACAACCCATCGCATCACATAGATATGTTTTATGCTTCATCTCACACTCATCGCATTCCTTACGCAATGAACATTTACTGCAATCAAAATTTATAGTGAACGCATCAATCATTTCATGCAGCACCCCATCTATTATTATTCCGTTTTTTACTTCCATATTAATCTCCTTTTTCTTTAATCCGTTCAAGCACATCCCTGTTGGATTCGAGTATTCCTTCAAAAGAAGGAATGGGCGTCCAACATATAACCTTAATATCATCCTTCTCGACACTTTTTCCTAAATATGATATATCACTATCAGTAGTCCATATACCATTTTCATACGTGAATACATCTATATGCTTACGTGATTCAGCTTCTCTATCATCGTATTTATAGTAATATAAAAATCCGACTAAAACACGCTGACCTTTATTCGGCAATCGTTTTTCAACGCTTATCCAAGGAGATTGCTTGGATTGCCATTCGGCACCAGAAATAAAAGATTTATAACTCTGTTTATGCATTCCATTAATAAATCCACTTATTGTACCTTCGGTATCACATATTTCAAAATGCGTTTGGTGCTCTCTTGCTGCTTCTTCTACTGTCTGTTTCATATCAAAATACTATTTTAAAATCCTTTCCTTTCAATGTAGGAAGCCTGTCGGTGACAAACTTCTCCAGTTCCTCTTCGTCTATCGGGAACAACGGGCAATATTGGTATCTGAACGTATGTACAAACCGCCCGTCAAGCATTACATCAAAAACCAGTGTTTTCATAATTTGTTCACTTTTGTCCATAAACTAAACTCGGTATATAGATACTTCCATTTATCCCGGTAACGGTATTTGTCATTCGGGTATTGGCAACGGACACAATAATCCGTCTTATATAAAACCTCATAGATTGTACCCCTGTGTTCAAACAGTTCGTTCTCGTCAAGGGTTCCTACTTCTACCTTTTCCATTATCGTAAACAAAAAATTGTGTAAATAATAACAAATATGAAGTAGGATAATGTTATAATCACCCACTTCCAAAACTTATATTTATTCCTTTTTAAGCCATATATGAGTGTGGTCAATACAAGGGTGATAAGTATAAAGTATATTGCAAAGCTGATTCCGTAAAATGTGTTCATCTTTTCCTATGTGTTTTAGGATTCTTGTTTCTTTTTCTACGTTTCGCAATCTGCTTTCTGACACACCTATCGTCCTTGATACGGCATTTCGTTTTAGGTGAATCAAATGAAATCATATCAAAACCTTCAACAACAGGCTCATTGTAATATAGAATAGACGTTTCTTCATTATAAATCTTATCCTTATCGGTTACTATAACAGCATCACAATCACTGTTTCTAGCTTCCTCAACAGAATCATAACGTTCAAGGGAATATCCTGTTTCCAAATTTTTGAATAGAAGGTATTCGGATGAATTTATCATTGAACCTACAACAGCAATCTTCTTAGTCATATTTTATTCTTTTTATAGTGTTTACAATACTTAGGAGTTTTTCCTAGCCATTATTCTTTTCTGTAAAGCCATGCAATACATAAACGGACAAATACATTGATAGTGAATACATTCACTACAATGTGTTCCTAAATTCATTACCTTTGCCATAACAATTACTCCTTTACTAGTTCTATCGTAGGGCATTCATAAGACCAAACACGTAAGCCCATCTCCGACACGGTTCCATCTTTCTTCACCTTGTTAAACAATGGTTCAATATTGTCAGAAAAATCAATCCTATAATCCTTGACATAGGCATATCGTTTTGATTCATTAGTAGTAATACAAACCTTGCTTCCGATAGGATACTTTATGTTGGATTTGATATACTCTTTTTTGAGTTTTACCATTTCATTATTCAATTCGTTTATCTTTGAATTGATAATTTCTTTCTTTGATTTAAATTCTTCTTTAGTCATATAAATATACACACATAATTAACATTCAGACAAAATCTGTAACACAATAAGCCATATAATGATAATAATTAATCGTCTAACATATTTCCACATAAAACCCTCATTATCATTGCAAAAATAATTCCAAAAATCATAATATTACTCCTTCCTTACATTATTATCTATCCATCTCATAGCACCCTTTAAAGCGTCAGAAGTGGATCTGTAAAACATATCTACAAAAAGATCCATCCGTTGTCCTTTTGCACCTCTCTTAATTATCCTGTACATGAAGTCGTTTTCTCCAATGACTTCTATAGTACATCCCTTATATTCTGTAACATATTTATTTCTCATATAGCAAAGATATAGTTTATTGGTTTGCCAACAACTTTTTATTAACTTTTATTAATCGTTTTTCACAGTCGTTCAGATCTACATCCGTCTTAATTTTCTCCACAACCGAAGCTATATCAAAAGATTTGCATTTTTCATATAATTCGCTTATTGTCGCGCCTTGTATGATCACTCCATTCTTTTCCCCGGAAAAATACCCGTCAACACTCTCTATTACATCCCATTTACGACCTTCTAATATAGATTGTTTGTTATTCGTTCCCATTATATCAAATTGCTTAAATTATTATTCGTTTCGGTAATGGTTCGCCAATCTTATACAGTTCTATGCTTGTAACTTCTTGTGTTTCTTTAAGTAGGTTTATTCCATCGCTGTAGAAGTTTATCAGCCTTATAGCCTCGAATGCGTTACACGGTTGAAGCATTATACTACGTGTTTCCTCGTTAATCTGAATAAAATAATTCTTTTCCATAATCTTATTTTGTTTTTAGTTAGTAATAGTTCCGCCCGTGGAACTTGCACCACTTGTAAGGCTTTCAACCTTTGGCGAATAATTCGGCTTAAAAACCGTTGTTTTCAGTCATCTCCTTCAATGTCCCACACACGATCCAATTTGTTATCGCAAACAACGATTCTACAAGGAAAATGTATATCATTATCTTATTTAAATTAGTAACTTGCTGTATATATACGGACAGGGACAGGCGCATTATTCTCCTCTGTATATTGGTATCCAGTCTTCATATTCCAATAAGGGGAAGAGCCTAAATACTTTGTTATACTGTTGCTATAACGTACGTATATTCCGAAATAGTCCATGAACTTGCCGCGCTGCCTTGTATATCGGCTTATTCGCTTCCATTGCTTGTTTAATTGTTCGGGTGTCTTTGTTCTTTCCATGTCCTTTTTTTGTTTTAATAGTTAATCACCTTCTGTTATCAGTACGGGCGAGTTTTCATAAATCACATACCCGTATAATTTACCGTCTATTTCTTTGCCTTTCTTTGGCTGGTAGTCCCTTCCTTGCACGTAGAAATTACCATCAAAAGGGTATGCGTTAATATGCTTATGCGGTATGTCAGTTGCACACATTCCAGCCCAATAAGGGTATTTAAATAATTTCCCGTCCTTATCCCTTGCTATATAGAATTTCGCTAAATCTTTCTTATTATCGAAAAATACGGTTTTCTCGCTGATAGGTTCGTATTTGTCATTCACAGCAGATAAAGTATAAATCATTCCGATAATTTTTACCCCGTTCAAATTGCAGCCGTTAGTAAGTCGTTCTACCTCTTTTCTTGCTGCTTCCATCGTTGCGAAAATGCAGGTATATAGGTTTTCGCCTTTGCCCAAATAGGCGCGTACTTCGTAAATCATTGTTTTTGCTTTTTAGTTATTAATAGTTCCCGGTAGCGGTGGCGATCCGCTTGTTGTTCTCCACGCCGGGATAGTTGGTTATTTAAATACATGATCAATGAATACCGTATTCGTTTGCCATTGCCCTCTATGTTTAAAAACAAAATATCCGCGTATGGTTGCCGTTTCTTTCATCTCGTTTGCAAAGTCATAGGCCGCTTGTTGATTTTTGCCGAACTCCTTATTTATTGTTCCGCTGTTATTGCTCACCCTATAACGTAGCTTTGCAGGAGTTTTCGCCTTATCTGTAATAATATTCATATCTTTTCGTTTTTAAGTTATTAATTAGTTCCCGGTAATAGTATCACTCTGTTCGTTGTTCTCCATACCGGGCAATCCTATTTATCTTAATTCCCTAAATGACAGGCTTAACAAATCAGCCCAGTTCTTTGCGTATCTCTCTCATTTGTTCATATGATACGGTTACAATGTTTCCAGCAACTAACAAATTGCGTAAAATGCTATCTAAATTATTGTATATTTTATAAAACTCACAATACAGGCCGTACAGGTCTATAATATCTGAGTCGGTTAGTATTCTCCTTAAAACTCTTATTACTCTAATCACTTTCATTATTCGTTCAAATATAATTTTGGAAGTAACGGGAAAACATTCAAAACTTCTTTAAAACTTATTTCTCCAAATTTTTCAATAAATACGGAAAAATAACGTGTTCCCGTGTAGTAATCGCTTTTAAAGGTTATACAGTTAGGTATATCTTTTCGATTTAACGTTTTATAGTCGTTTGCGTGCTCTCTTACAAACTTAATCAATTCGGGCGTATCTCTGTACAGTTTGACTATGTTTTGTGTCCTAGTGCCGTTATAATACGCTCGTTTAACCTGTTTTTCGGGTAACTTGTGCCCGTCATAGCTTTTCCAAAATTTGATATTTTCTTTGACAATATCCAATGTATCAATACTTCTGTTAGCCTTAAACGCTCCGATCTGAATACTTTCGTTTTCAAGGATAGGAGATAATTCTTTTTCTATATTCTGTTTTTTTCATAATACTAATTATTTAGATAATTCGTTTAACACTTCGTTGAGATTTGGCAACACCCACGTTTTTAGGTATAATTCCAGTCTTTCCCTAACATAGTTTGCTGTTTCTTCGTCAAACGTAGGGCAATCGCCTGGTACTATTGGTTTTTGAAAGCATACTACTTTATTATTATTCATTACATTGCTTATCTTAGTAATTGCCTCCTGTAATTGTTCTTTAGCGTATTTCTTTTTCATAGGTCATTATAACGGTTTAATTGTTCATGAATGAATTGAATATGTGTTTCTTGCTCGTTCAACGGCAAAGAATAAAATTCGTTTTCGCTTATAATCTTACATTTGTTGTCTTTGCAATATATTGTTTTTGATTGATTAATAGGTGAGTTCCGCTAATACGTCCGTATTATATACGGGTAACTGTTTTGCGTACCTGGTACGCCCGTCTAGGGGCGTTTCTTCAATGGTTAGCTCTAGTAATTCGTGTATCGGTGTATTCCAGATAGATTTTTCTAGGGCTTCTATTTCCTTGTATCGTTCTAATCCTATTTGTATTCCGTTCGGACCGTGATAGAATTGTTTAAAAAACGGGTGATCCCTGTGCATGCATGTGAAATGGTAGCTTATATGCTTTACTGTTTTTGAAGCCGATTTACAAATATATTGGCTACCTGTTTTACTGTTTTTTACTATTACTTGTATCATAATGTTTTTATTTTTGCGTCAATATATCTATTACCCTATCAATTTCCCGTTTTGCTTCTTTAACGGTCTTATGTGCATACTTTATATTTTTTGGAAATGTAGGGATGTTGGGGAAATTAATTAGATACATTTTCGTTTCGTAACCGCAAAAGCAATAATGTATTATATATCCTTTATAAATCATATCTTTTTGTTTTTATGGGTAATATATCGGTATTGGTTTATATCTTTTACTACAAGGTTTTATTTGCCCTTTATTAGCGATTATTTATAGAGTATTGCACACATTCAAGGATATATTTGGCGTACTCCCGGGCCGCTTCCTGTTTTTCCTGTTTTGTGGGTGTTATCCCGTCGTACTTGTATAACAATTTGGCGGCCTCTCTGATTATGGTTTCCATTGTGCTACAATTTGCAAGATATTCTAATTGTGGTTGTACGCCCTTGTTTATTTTTTTGATTACACAGTTTTGCAGCCATGATGTTATATTATATATTTCACTTGTGTTACGTATATACATTGCAAGCAAATTGGGTATGTCGTTTCTTCTTTCCATAATGTTACGTTTTTAATTGTTATTGTTTTGTTTCTGTTTTTCGATATAATCAGTTACCCGTATTGATAGATACAGGCAACATAATAGTATTAATGTTTCAATCATTTTTGTAAAAAATCGTTTAGTTCAACTTCTGAGTAATCTACAAAGGTAGGTTCCATTCTACTATTATTCACAAGCATTTCTTTAATTTAAAGGTTATATTTTCAGGAAGTTTAGTTTTGTCAACTGTATTCACAATTTTGTCAAATTGTTCTTGCGTTACTTTTTTTTCGTAATCATTCCAATTAAATGCAAGTTCGTTGGTATGGTTGTAGTATATCACGTTTTTAAGGGGAATCCCGGTATCAAGAACGGCTAACCTAACTAGCTTTCTATTTTCCGCTTTTTGTATTTCTTTTTCGCAATATGCAATTATTTCATTGCGTTTATTCTCGTATTCTTCACGTTTTTTCTGGTCTTTCCGTGCCTGTATGGCTTCACTAGTATAATACCCTTCCTTGATTCTGTTTTCAATCAGTGTGCGTTCATTATCCGTCAATTTTAATATAAAATGTTCGTTTTCGGGTTTATACTGGTTTTCCCATGTGTTACCCGTCAATGCTTCTAATTGCTTGATGGCTTTCAAACTTTCTTCTTTCCAGCGGTCAACGATTCCTAGGGTATATAGTAGGTATTTAAAGTACAACTTATCTTCTATGCTATTACGTAATATATCGTATTCTGTTTCGGTGATACGTAGGTAGTTTATAGCCTTTTTTTTATCGCTGTTTACAAGGTGATATACTCCATTCTCAACGGGATACATTGGTTGCCCGTAATGGTTGCACAGATGTAAGTCAACGAACCTCTTAAACTCTGGGAAATATTCTAAAATTTCGTCGTGACAACAACCGCTTGAACAGAAAACATAACGCCCGTTCCTACGTTTTTCGTAAATGTCGGCCGTGATACTCCAATCACATACACCATTTTTGCAACAGTCGCCCAAACTTATACGCACGTCCATTTTGTAGGTTATTCCGTTTTCTACGTAAAATTTTGTTACATTGTAAGATAAATTATTTGTTTTCATAATTCTATAAATATTTAAATTGTTCGTTATTCGTTTTATTCTTCTTCTTCTTCTATTTCGTCCAGAGCCTTCGAAATTGCTTGACCTAACAGATAACAACGTATTGTAACGTCGCACGCTTCTGCACCACGTTCCAAGTAACTCATATCACACCCGAATTCCGTTAACGCTTCCCCTAACAGATCCCAATTGTGACATAGGTATTCCTCAGCCGTCCAAGTGTCAAAGGTATAAGATCCTGATGCGTTCCCTGTTACGCTATCACATGTAAACAGTGTATCATTAAGATCCTGTTCCACTTCGTCCCTATTTTCGGAAGTTACTACTATATTGTTTTCGTTGATATAGTTCAAAACATCTTCTTTAACCGCTTCTAAGTAATCGTATCTTTCCATAATTGTAATATTTAATCGTTAATAATGTTTATTGTACTCTGTATCTATACGGGCTTGTAACCGTTACCAACCACAAAAACAGGATGATAGCTACATTACAATATGTACGTATCGTATGTTTTTACGGCTTATATTAACTTATCCGTGCATAACGGACAAGTATAAGGCTTATGTATAGGATACATATACGCACATACATTATATTATATTAGGGATGTTAATCGCATATCGCACTAAGTTACTATCTCCATTATCAAGTAAAACCCGTGCCTCTGCATCGTGGCTAACAATACCGCTGTTTATATTCCGCTTATTCCCTGTTTGCGGATCTGTACCACGCTCTCACCGTGGCGAGCTGTTTCAATACGTCATATATCGCTTTGTCCTTCCGACACTGCAAACATACGGCGTTTTTGATTAGGTTGTATATTTCATTAACATTCATTATAAATTAAGCCCGTTTTTTCCAAAATCAATACTGTTTATATACATATTTTAAATTAATATTGCATAATATTAATAGATCAGACCGTGCAAGACTAATATTAGTTTAATATTATGTTTAATTTCAAGATTTTTCAATGTTAACTTGTGTTAAATCTGATTGTAAGTATCTGAACGTTAGGGAATTACGAAATCTTCGTAGAAGTCATTTGTAAAGATATTTTATTTGTAAAGATTTCGAAATTCGATTCTCGTAGAAAAGAATTCTTTTTTATTTACAAACGTTGAGAATCGTGGTAGATAAACGTGCGTAATTGCCTGTAAATCAGTGCCATACCCCCTTTTGTAGAGGCTTCGCTGCGGGTGTGTCGCTTCCGATAAATTTTTTTCTGAAAATTTTTTTCCCCAAAATTTTGCTCGGATGGCTGATTTTGCGTTTTGGAGGTGTATTTTCGGTAGTTTTCAACAAAATCGGATAAATCTTTACATAAAAAGTTACGAAAATCGTAGGTTTTTCGGTGTGTTTCGTAGGTATGGTTGCATTTTTTATGTCTTTTTTTGCAGTATAAGTTATTGGTTTACAGTATTCTTCGTTGATTTCGTCGTTTTTATATGTATCTATACTAAATTACGTATGCAGTTTTGGTGTCTGTATGTATGTGTGTTGTATATGTAATGTACGTGCATGTGTATTGTAATATAGTATGTATCGTGTACGTGTATGTATGTGTTGTAAATATATATTACCTTTAACATTTAATATGCAAATTAATAGAGAGTAGATTTTCAAAGATTTACGATTCAATTTTTTTTGACAATACTAAACAGCTTGTTTTCAGCCATTTAACCATTAATTTGCGCAAGTTTTTTGACAAGTGTTGAAAAACGAAGAGTTTACGAAGTCTACGAAAAATCAACGAATTTCGTAGGTTTTTTACGAATTTTTCCGAATCAATTAGTTGCATATGCAACTATCGGTGTTGAGATTTTTTATTTTATGTTAAATTAAGTCAATTTTACATTTCTTAACGTAGAAAATAACAAGTAAATAAAAAATTATAGTTAAATCATTTTAACTAAAATGAGAAAAATTATGACAAAAGTAAAAAATAACAACAATCAACATTTTTTACTTTTCTTGTTCAAAGCATACTGTGGACGTGAAAGTAAAAAATCTTATGTCAAGAAAGATAAACTATCTTTCTAAACACGTATTTGTTAATCGCTTAAACATTTGCAGTTAATTAATTTAACTAATTGTTTTCGTATTGTTTTTTGCGCTATATTTGCAGGTGAAATCAGATAAAATGTGTGTGTAAAGATGGAAGAAGAAATAGAGATTAAACTTAGGTTGCCCGAATCAAGGCGTGTCATATGCCTGTCCGATGCAATGCCCGACAGGGAGCGTTGGTACAAGGGGATGAGGGTTCAGACGTGGCTGTTCGGGTGGGTTACGCTCGTCAGCTTCCGGGATCGTCACTGTTGTCTTAAACTTGACGAGCCTCTGGAGGACGGGACAAAGGCTGTGTTCGTGTCGGAAGCGTCATTTATCAGGCGCGTGCCCGTACCTTTAACTGCAAGGTCTATGGCTGCACAGGTAGCTGGTGTCAGCGTGGAGGGTGAAGTGCTGGAGTACGAGAGGAAGATGAAGAGCAAATGGGAGAAGGAGAGAAAGCGTATAGCGGAGATATGCTCTAGGTACGGGTATGTGATGCCTTCCGAGTGGAAACGGTCGTTGCGCAGATTCGCTTCGTGGTGCGAGGACCAGGTAAGACAGTACGGTCATATCGTGGATGCAGACTACCTTATGCGCCATGATACGTCCGTTGTTGGCGGAAGGAGCGTGGATGACCTTAGGTTCGTGCCCGATGTGGATATGGTGGATGGGACCGGGGCGAACGGGAAGCCTTCTGCCGCTCGCGTTTCACGGTGTGCGCTCATGCCGGGAAGCATCGTCACCGCCATACGTAACGCAGGGAACGAGATGGACAAGTCGGTGTCGTTGTGGCGGAACAGCTATTTCGTGAAGATGAGGCGTTTCGGGTACACGTTCAATACCTGCTGTGACGGGGCAAAGACACGTGATGATGCGTTCACATGGTTCAAGGACATTACCATACAGTACATGGCTGACCTTATAGAGTATTACGGGATAAGACGTGATTCCATCGTATGCCGGAAGCTGGAGCACATCGCGGACGTGTATTCTTCGCTTGATGATATGGACTCACGCCCTGACATATCAACGGACGATTATGACCTGTATCCTGTTGTGATGTTCGGGAAGGTTGTGGACCGGGAGAAATCGGTAGAATCGGTAGAATCGGTAGAGAAAGGAGGGGAAAATGACTGTCGCTGAATCTGCAAAGGCTTCTTATGAATACATCCTTGATTCCGTTATGGGAAAGCTGGCGGACAAGGGCGGTGGTCGCGGTTTCCGTAAAGCCAGGGATGAAGGCGAGTGGAAGCGTTCCATATCCGCTATGGTCGAGATGGACATAGCCGATGCGTGCAGGGAGTGCAATTTCAGACGGCACAGGAGCGGTTCCATCATGGCTTTTGACGGTAAGATATTCGTTCCCATGATGAAGGAGGATCTGATGCGCCTGTGCATGGATTTGTGCCGCATAAACGGTCTTAGCGAACTGTATATGACCGATACGAGCGAGCGGTTCTACCGTACCATCGTAAAGAACGTGACGCATGAGATATTTAATCCGAAGCGTAACTTCATCACGTTTGACAACTGTGTCCTTGACACGGAAACGATGGAAACGTTCGATTTCTCGCCCATGATAGAATCGTGCATACGTATCAATATCAATTATGACCCGTTGGCACGCAGCCCGTTGTGGGAGAAGTTTTTGGACGATGTGATTCCTGTGAAGGACACCCAGGATGCCTTGCAGGAGTTTGTGGGGTGTGCCTTTGTTGACAGGAAGAAGATCAAGATGGAGAAGATGTGTTACCTTCTCGGTTGTGGTAGTAACGGTAAGTCGGTGTTCTTTGACGCTGTTGTCAATGCCCTGGGGAAAGACAATGTGTCGTATATGGAGATGGCTGATCTGTCAGGTGACAAGTCCACATGCGAGTACAATATAGCGATGATAAACGGGAAGTTGCTCAACTACGCTTCTGAGATGGGCGGGAAGGATGTGAGTGGGGGTAAGTATAAGAAGTTCATATCCGGTGAGCCTACTATGGCACGCCTTCCGTTCGGTGAGCCTTTCCTTGCCGACATGATGCCGCCTTTCATGGCCAATCTTAACAAGATGCCTTCTGTTTCGGACCAGACTTACGGTCATTTCAGACGCTCTCTTGTTATCCCGTTCTATCGTGTGTTTAAGGAATCGGAACAGGACAGATCTCTTCCGTTGAAGCTGTCAAAGGAATCGGCAGCCATTATCAACTGGATAATAGAGGGTGCAAGACGGTTTGTGAAGAACAAGGGTGAGTTTACGAGAAGTTATACGATAGAATCCGTTACGGAGAACGCAAGACGTGATTCCAACAGTGTCCTGTCCTATCTTTACGATTCGGGGTATGATGCTGATGGGGGAATTGAACTTGAGGCTATCCGTGACCGTGACCTGTATGTGAAATACAGTGCATATTGTATTGACTGTGGCGTTAGGCCTTACAGTAAGAGAAAGATGGTTGACATGATACGACAGGAGGGATTTTCCGTTACTTCTGCGTGGGATGAGAACAGGAATAGGTTGTTCCAGATTGTCTTAAGGCGGAAATATAACCCAGAAGAATACCTGCTTCAACAGGCTGATGATATAATGAAAGAAGATTTACCATTTTAAATTTAAAAATTGAAATTTATGAAAAAGTTATTAAGTATGATGCTGTTATTTACAGCGATGTCTTTAACGTTCTCCGCATGTTCAGACAGCGGGGATGATGTTGATACAACTTACACGGTTGTTTTTGATGTGAACACTAGTCTTTCCACTACCATTCATTTATTCGAGTGTAATGACAATGGGGAGAAGATAGGTAATAGGTCTGCAAAATTCAAATCAGGTGATTCTCGTACATTTACGGCTGAGTCTGGCGCGTCAAAAGTGAAGGTATATATAGGTGATTTGGTAAACAAGTGGGTTCAACAAGTATTTATACTCAAAAAAGGAGGTGATACAAGAATAACCATTGACGGTGAAACATTGGTTGGAAAGAATGAGCCGTAACTTTATTTAACCGTTATTATTTTTGCCATATTATTTTAATATGTATTTTTGCTGAAAAATTTTATTGTGTATGGATAATAAAGAGATCGTTTTATTTGATAGAAGTATTCGTGTTACTTCTGATTGGTATGTATGTGTGTCTGATGCCCAGTGTGCGATAAATGAAGCCCGTAACAGGGTTGGTTTGAAAAGGTATAATTTCAGCCAGTGGTTAAAGACGCTTTACGTAAGTGACATGGTTTGCAGTATTAATGAGGGCGGCAAGGATGCTTTCAAGGTTGAGTTTGACAATGGTTCGGGTAAGATAGAGCAGTATTGCCATTTTGGTGTGTTTGTTAATATGATTTTGTCGGCAAGCCCTGTTAGTGGTGTGCTTGACGATGAAGATTGGTTTAATGATTACGTTTGTGATGTATATTCCATTGACGGTCATGTTTATGAACACGCCAAGATACTTGCCGTTGGCGGTTTGTGGCGTTATACGACAAAGAATGCTAGGTTCAGTGATGATATCCGTATGATGGATGATATCATGTATTCTGTTCCCGATGGTTACAAGAATGCCGTGTATAGCCTGTTTTTTGATTTGTTAGGTACGTTTTATTACAATTGGGAGTTTGCGTTGCGTTATGCAAAGAAACTTCTTTTAGGGGATGTGGAGGAATGATTATGAGGTGTTTTGTTCGTTTTGTCATGTTTCTTATATACATTGACATTGTTTTTGTTCTTCTTGTGTTTATGGTTCCTACTGAGATGGTGTACAGATGGAGTGACGGTAAAAAACCTTACGGGTATGTTTCATGCCTGTCGAGTTCATTGGGGTATCCTGATGGTTATCGTTATACGTTGAGTGATTTCTTTAGGGATTTGAAACAGGGATGGCATAATTTCAAGTAATATGGGTTCCATTGATTATGAATATATATTTGCCAATCTTGATACTGTGCTTGGGCTTCCTTTAAGGCGTAGGGGTAAGCGGTGGACGTTGCCTGCCCGGATAAATCTTGAGAGCCATAGCAGGAAGGATAAGCTGGTTTTCTATATGAACAAGTCGGGCAGTATTACCGTTACCGAGCAGGGCGGTGATTCTGTCAACCTGTTTGACTTTCTCGTGTCTTATCTTCCCGGTTGCAGTAGTGCTTCTGATGCTTTTAGGATTCTGTCAAGCCCGGAAGGTTGCAGGATGAGTTTGAAGGATTTTTACGAGAAGGAGTATGATTCGGGTAGACAGGAATCAAAGTTTGTTGATGTGAAGTATGTTGACAGGCTTAGCGATGCCGGGCATTGGAAGGGTAATAACCTGTACGAGTACCTTTCAGGTGTTTTCGGTGTTGATTCCGTGAATGATGTGTTTTCAAGGTATAAGGTAGGATGTCTTGGAAAGGGATCCGCTGTGTTCTGGTATTCCGACAAGGATGGTAACGTGTGCCATGATAACAGGATAAGATATGAGGTGAACGGGCACAGGAAGAAGGAAGCCCATGCTTTCAGGAAGTTTACTACGGGTGAAGGGTTTACCTATCGCGGCTATTTTAAGCCGTTTTTAGGGGAGTATTGCAGTGATGCGATAACTTGTATGGTTGAATCGGAGAAGACCGCCCTGATAGCCTCTATGGCTTTCGGGAACGGTTTTATATGGACAGCTTGTGGAGGTATGAACCAGCTTGGAAATAAATTGCCAAAAAATGTTATTTTGTTTCCAGACTTTGATGATAAAGCTATATCTTTGTGGGGTGACAAAGGACGTGTTTCAAGATGGTGGGAATGTCCTTTCTTGTCTTACGGATTGAAGCATAATGATGATATCGGAGATGCTGTTATTAAAAATTTAAATAGTATTAACATTGAAAAATTCAGAGAATGGATATTAAATTAGAAATTGACTTTGATTACTCAAAATTTAAGGAAAATCTTCTTTCCTTGCGTAATTATATTTCTTTGGGATTTCGTTGTGACGATATTGATTTCAAGAATGCGGCTATTGCTTCCATTGACAGAATGATGGAAGAAGTGTCGGATGATCATGATGTAAATCTATTTGACGCATTGCAGAATGCGATTGACAATCTTGAGGAAATTGATAAAAAGAATGATGTTCGTGATATTTTCTGTGATTTTTACCATGTCATGGACAATAATGAACGTGTCATGTACCGTGAGTTCTTTGAAAAGTTGAAAAAGTATCGTGAGAGCAAAATAGAACGTGTTGTCCCATTAACTGATCATGAACTTATTATCATAGGAAACAAATATTTTGATTTGAAAACTGGTGATGAATGTGTCGTTGACAGTATTATTAGCATGTTGAGTTTACGTTACGGGGTGGACACATGTGCTGTTTTGTATGTAGACCGTCTTGGTAATCGCATAGCATGTTCTGTTGATGATTTCAGGAAAAAATTCGGGGTAAAAAAAAGAGCATGAACAGAAGAGGTGAAATAAAGATTGACGGAAAGGTTATGGGACCTGATTACGGGAAATACTTTTATTCTCCCCGTGGTAATATGTGGGCTGTAACCTTGTGTACGTATGACTGTGATGATGGTCGTATGTTTGAAAAAATAGAATTGTATAGGACAAAGGATGAGGCTAGGGAAGCCGCATTTAGATTAAACACGGATGTTAAAAATGGATAAAGTAAAATTTGTAAAATTAAGACGGGATGCAGTTCTTCCCGAAAAAAAAACTGATGGTGCTGCCGGGTATGATTTGTATGTTCCTGACAACACATTGATAAGAAAAGGTCGTAATCTGATTAAACTTGGTATAGCCATTCAGATGCCATCAAATATGAAGGCTATTATCAAGCCGCGGAGTGGATTTTCCCTGAAAGGTATTATTGGTGTTGACGGGAAGTACCATGACGCTGATGTGTTGGATGGTGTTATTGATTGTGATTATACTGGTTGTATCGGTGTTATAGTGAAGAGTTTTGAGAAAGAGCCTTTCTATATTGTCGCCAAGGAGAGGATTGCTCAGCTTCTTTTCAGTAATTATATTGAGGTTGAATTTGTTGAGGTTGAATTTGTTGAGGTTGAAAGCCTTGATTCAACGGATAGGGGTGATGGAGGTTTTGGTTCCACAAATAATTTAGGCAAATGAGAAAGAAATTTTTATTATTTTTAGCTATTTCTTCAATAGTATTATTGGGGTTGTGTAGTTGTTCCGATGATAAGGATGATGAATACAAGGATGCTATTATCGGTACATGGGAACTTGTTCAGGTAAAAGTGGATGGTAGATGGTATCCTATGATAAGACCTACTTACGCTAAGTTTAATCAGGATGGTACTTATGTAGGAAGGGGCTATTTTGGAAATGGTTACGGTACTTATGATATTTCTGGTAAAACCATTACATGTTATGTTGAGGGATATGAGTATGTAAGATACGAGATTGTTGAACTGATGTCCAACACATGTACGTTGAAGATGATGATGGGAGGTGACAGTATGGATATTAAATGTGAAAAACGATGAAAACAAAAAAGATAAACAAGATTTACGACAAGGGCTATGATAGTGTATTGAACAAGTATTTTATCTTAGCCATGTTTGTTGAGTTTGGTGAAATGAAGTATGATCGTATTTTCTTTTCTGATAAGAAGGATGCGGATAACATAAAAGTTGGTGATTTGTTATGATGGGAGTTACGTTGAACAGCAGGGCTAAAATTATAAACCGTGATAAATACATTTCACTTCACGGTGAAGATTCTGTAAGCAAGTCAAATGTGTTCGGTAAATTTGTCACTGTTAAATACTGTTTTGAGAATGGTGAAAAGTTTCTTTGTGCGGATGACCAGGGTAAAGAGTATATTCTTTTCTCGGATTGTATTGCTTATGTTGATCATGTTAAAGAGAGAAGCATTCTTGATGAAGCAAAGGATATACGTAGTAACAGCAGGCAGTCTGATTATGGTGATGCTGTAGTCAATTTTGAAAATATTTCCAAGATGGCTTCTTTGATTACTGGAAAGGAATTATCTCCTTATGACTGTGTTGCTGTACAGATAGCTGTAAAGCTATGCAGACAGGGATTCCATAAAAAGCGTGACAATATGGTTGATTTGGCTGGTTATGCTGATATTATGCAATTAATTGTAGACAAGGAAAATGGGGAAAAAGGCTGATAATGCGTTGCTTTTTAGGAGGGTCTTGTCGGCAAGCGGACTCTCCGATATTGATGTAAACAGGAAAAGCAGGAAACATGATATCGTGATGAACCGTGCGCTTGTGTGTTGTGTCATGCGTGACATGGGATTAAGCATGTCTGAGATTTCTGATTTCTTATGTATTGACAGGAGCACTATATATAATCTTTTGAAATATACTTCTGAACTTGACGAGAAGGTTAAGTATGTAAAAGGCAAAATGAAGGAGGAGAGATAATGAGTAATAAGAAAGGATGGGGTAAACTTCCCCTTAGTAACAATCTTCTTATTGACGATGAAAAGCAGAAGAAGATTGAGATAGCCAAGAATATTGATGATGCGGACGAGATGGAGTTATGGGCTGCTTCGGCTTATGTTATAGATACCAATCCTGTATTGTTTTATAAGGCAACCCATGAAGTTGATAAAGACATGTCCGAGCGTACTTTGTTGATGAAAGCAAGGCAATGGGTTAATTCTCCCAGGATAGCCCAGATTGTCAATTATGCCAAATCTTCCATGCTTGCTTCCGAGTATGTCACACCTGCCATGAGGCGTGTTTTGGAAGAAGAGAAGAGGGAAAAGACAAAGGAATTGATAAACAAGGACAATCTTGAATTTGAAGATGCTATAAAACTTATAGAAAGTTTCCTTAAACGTTCTGATATTGACACTGCTGATTTTAAGGATGTAAAAGGTGCTTTGGACATGTTGGCCAAGTTTAAGGGTTGGTTGTCTGATGATGATGATGCTGGTGATGATTTTTATGATAAGACTACTATAGCATTCTTTCCTTATGACTGTGACTTGTGTGTTCGTGCTAAAGCAGGATTATGCAAGAAATGTGTATATCATAGGGAGTCAACGGGTGATCTTAGCGATGATGAACGTAAATGGATAAAGGAAAACGATACATGGAAAGGATAGTCTATGTCTGTAAGGAAAACTACTAATTTAACGGTAAGGAATAAAGAAAGGGAAAGGCGTGTAAGGGAAATAGAGGAAGAGGGAGTATTTGATTATTTCCATAAATTTACTCCTGCCCAGTTGTACAGATACCTTTCACCTCTATGTAGTATTGATGCGTTACGGATATTGCGTTTGTGTATTGTTTCCGCACAGAGGGGAGATAATATGATAACATTGAAGTTTATAAGGAGGCAACTGAAATATAAACCTAGGCGTTCTGTTTTTGATTCATTAATAAATGCCGGATTGATAATAGAACCAGTTCCTAATGTTTTTTCCTGTACGGTGAAGGTAAATGAGTATTCTCATATATTGAGCATGATGCGTATTGATGATAATGCTCCCGATGTCGTAGATGTGGATGATTTAAATTGTTACAAAGTTGTAGCAGAAGATAATATTAGTTACCGTGTCGTTAGCAAACGTGGGAGTGTTATAAAGAGTTTCACTGAAAAGAGTGAAGCAAGCAATTATCTTGATAAACTGTATTTCCCTAAAGGTGAAGATGGTGACGTGGAAGCATTGTCGAAAGATGAAGAGGAAGAATTAACCATTTAGTTAACTATTTTTAGTATTGTTTTCTGTGTTAGTTTATTTTTTAATATTACTTTTGTCGCATGAGATATTGTTATGATAAAGAACGGTATGATTATCTTGTCAACGAGATTTTAAAATGTGGCAAGATACTTAAAGAGAACACCACTAACGGTAAGGAAGTTAGCTGGAAGGTTTTCTGGATAAGGGTGGACGCTCACAAAAGAAGGCTGTCCGCAATGAGAGAGTTGGACAAAATAAAAGAATATAAGTATAAAAAATAAAAAAATGGATTTAGTATTAAATTGTAAAGTAAAAAAAGTAGGTCAGTTACAGACTGGTACAAGCAAGGCAGGCAATCCTTGGCAAAAGAGAAATTTTCTCGTTGAGGAAATTGGTTCCATGTATGCCAAAGAGGTGTATTTCTATGTAATGGGCAACCTGTGTGATCTTCAATTGAAAGAGGGTGATACTATTACTGCCCATCTTGAAATCAGAGCAAGAGAATACCAGGGTAAATATTACAATGAAGTTGGGTGCTTTAAGATAGATATGCCGCAACCAGCACAAGCTCCATCACCTGCACCTGTTCAGCCTGAAAGACGGGATGATTTACCCTTTTAGCATTGCAATGCTGTCCGAAATGTGTGATTTTTGCTTGTATTGATCAAATTCTTGTTTTTGTTTGCGGATGGAGGTTTATCTTTTTTGCCATATTTGAGGTTTCCTCCATCCGATTTTATTAGTAGTTATGAAACGAATAAAGAGTGAATATCCTTTAGCTGATATATTTAATTTTGTGTTGGGCAAGTTATCTGTTTTGAAATCTATTTCTAAGCCTGTAACTTTCTCTTCCCGTGATAATGCTATCCCTGCATTATTTTACGATGTTGTGTTGTATGAAAAATACTTTAGGCACTGATATACAATCGGACACCACAGATAAAATCAATTCATTTCAATTTGAGTGCCATCACTTCTAATGATGACACCAACAGCATTAACAGGAACTTTTATCTTAATGCTTAATTCACAAAAAGAATAACTCATAATATATATAAATTTAGGCAGTAATTATTATCTTTGTGGTGATTTTGCCACCGTAGAAGATCCTTAAAGCAATATTTGTCTTATGGACTGTTGCCTGGATCTTAAATTCACGCATAGATTTAATAAGGAGCGTTTTATAGGCCCCCTTTCATTTAGCCTATAATCACTCCTTATTTATTAGGAATTTATAACCAATTAAACATTATATACATGAAGAATTTGTTCAAAATGTACAGAGATTGGAGAAATAGAAAGTTTGTGGAAAAGATAAACAAAATCTATTTTAAACAAGATAATGACGGCAATCTTTTTATGGAAGGAAGCCTGTATGTTTATGGTAAAAACAACGGTGTAATTTCATCATGGGTGGATAAGTCGCTTGATGATGTCAAAAAGTCTATATCTGATTTGCCATGAGAAAAAAAGAACTTATTAAAAAAATGAGAGAATATCAGTCTTGGCGGAAAGGTGCTGATATTCCCATGATGCCACCATCCGAAGTCACAAGGATTATTGATTCCGCAATAACGGTGATAGAAAAGTCTGATACAAGCAAGGCGAATGCCGTGCTGTTCAAAAAAGAAGTGATAGACAAACTTCACATCACTGTGGGTGCTATGATTTTGGACGGGTATGACGAGTTAGATTCCTGTGTAAAGTATGTTAATGACTTAATACGTGAGTTAGATGAAAATTAATTTGTTTGTAAACGGAAATTTGGTGTGCGACCGAAGCGAAGCGAGGGAGCACAGGGGCAGTCTAGCTGCACAGGGGCAGTCTAGCTGCACAGGGGCAGTCTAGCTGCACAGGGGCAGTCTAGCTGCACAGGGGCAGTCGAAGTTATAACACTATGTGGTGAGGAACTTCCTAGTGATTATGACATTTCTGATGCTGTTATAATTGATGGCGATATTCATTGTCGTAGTATCAGTTATAATGGCATTGTTGTTTGTAAAGGTTCTTATACCGTTATAGAGGAAGGGGGTGATTATGGGTCACTCTAACGGTAAAATCACTGCACCTGTCGGATTGGATAGTGATGTATATCCTACTCTAGGTATCGGTCCTACTAGTGATGGCTATGATTTGGGGTATGCGTGCGCAAATACGCATGGGAGAATAAACAGATATTCATATATCAAACCAATTGATAGGTCTGATTTAGGTGTTGTGCAGTTTAACGACTCTACATATACTGCGTTTACAAAAATGATAATATATACAATAGGAAATACTGTTCCATCTAGCACTATTGCAGAGTATAAATCTCCTAAAAGTGTATATCGTATTACTGATTTTGATGGGTATAATCATGTAGAATATCCTGTTAAACTTAATATAAACATTCTCCCGTCAAATATATTAGATTATGATACGTATAGTCAAACTGTAAAACTTGATTTAAATGGAAGTTCTAGAAATCTTTTATCATTACTTATAAATGACACTGTTTCTAGCTCAATAAAATCATGGAGGTGCGCTATTTTAATTATTGCAGAGAAGAATGGTAGTAGAAGATTTTTCCTGGGAGAAAAAGGTACTCCTGATAGCCTAAGATTAGGTTTTTCTCCAAACAATTCAAACATTTATTCTGCTTTTAAAAGTATGGATATAGGCACTTGGTCTTGTACCATAATGGCTGTAGCAGTACATGGAAGTCACCCTGACAGTAATAATGAAGCACATGAGATTTCATCATCTACAGGATATAAATTCCCTATTATTCCAGAGTGTTTTGGATATAAGACAAAAATAACAGGTGTGAAAATAACTACTCCTAAAAAGAGATTTTTCTATAAAGTTATTTTTATAGATAATTCAGGTAGGGGAACATACATACCTTATGACATACGTGTGCAAATGGTTGTACAAGATAATAATAATAAAACTTTATTTAATCCTGGTATTAAGACATGGGGTGATATAGAACGTGATTCTATTTCTGTTTCTGGAAGAGAATACATTTACGAAGAAAATTATACAATAGATGATGGAAGTGGTAGATTAACAGGGTTAAAATGTTTTATGACAATACCTGATTATGAAGAAGAACCAGGCATTTGGGAAACTCCAAATTTAAGCGGAAGTAATTATTCTAGATACATATATAATCAAGGTTTACATACCACAGAATTGGAATGGGATTTATCTAGTAAAGAAGTTAATGAGTTTAGAGTTTCTTTAGCATATAGAGATTCTTCCCAATAACACATGTTGATATGTCTATAACAAATTTCTTATTCAGTAAACACCGGATATAATATACACAAACAATGGGCATGGAACGGCAGCTTAGGTCTGTCTGTGTGTATTCTGTATTGCTCATCAATGCAGAACTGGCATGGGTTCTTAGATGTTACTGCTGTTCTCCATCCCTTGAAATTTGAAATGTTTTTCCATGAGTTGTAATTTGCTTCATTGAAAATACCTAGAATCATCTGTTGTTCTATAACATACAACTGGCTTATACCGTTTGTAGCATATCCTCTACCGTAGTGTTTCTGTTTGCTTGGCGGAATAAATGATACGTTATATGGTGATGATATGTTATTCCATATCTTCTTTTGAACCTCATCCGTTATTTTTTCTATATTGTTCGTTTTTATTGACAGTAATGTATTGGCAAGATATACTTCAACAACAGCGCGGAATCTGTTTGTATTTGTGTTTATTCTCTGCTTTGTCGTTTCTCCACCGTATGTCCTTTCCATGTATTCCTTAATGCCGTTGTCCGTCATTGAAATATACTCCCATCCAAGATCATCGTTTAGTTCTAGTGACAGTTTATTGCTTTCCAGTACATATTGGTATATGTCGTTATATATATCCTCACGGAACTTTTTGGTTAGTTCTAGCACTTTTTCTTTTTGGCTATTCGGGAGTTTTGATATTGACTTGAACGATTTAGCCCCTGCTAAAAGGAATATGGCTAGAAGGTCTTTAGAGAACTTCTCCGCACGCTCTTTGGTTGACGATTTTATACCGTTTGCAAGTCTTTTTACTTGGAAGTAATAGTCTGCAATCTTAGATGTTTCTTCTTTGTTGATCATTGGCTTCTACTCTTTCTGTTATTCCGTTTGCTACCATATTTATCATAAAACTCTTGAAATCACTTTGGCTGTAAACCTTTTGTCCGATTGATGCTAGAGTTTGAAAGATGACAATTTGATTCTCATACAAAACCTTTTGGTTCTGTATGATAGCGTCAAGTTTCGATAATATTTCTCTTTCGTTGTCCATAGTGCAAAGGTATGTATTAGACTTTAATTTACCATACAAATTAATATAAATCAGAAACCTAGTATTGGATTTTTCCCTCCATTGTTTCTTCTTATAGCTTCTCCTGCTTCTTTTATCTCCTTTTTCTTCTTGATTATACATTCTTTTTCTTCAAGCGTAAAATTCATAGATATACATTTACGCATATAATTACGAAATTGTTCTATTTCATTGGGTGTCATTGTACAAATCATATATTATGTGTTTATGTATGATGTAACAAAAAAGGCAACAGTGAAGATTCACATCTGCCTGCTGCCAAAGTAAAAACATCGTAATGGTTCATTTAGATAGTGCAAAGTAACAAAAATATGTTTTACATATATATAACCAAGCTAAATTTTTAATTAATGTTAACATATTAGTTCACGTTTGCATATAAAAAAGCAAGAGAACAGATTGAGCCTTTCTCTTGCCTAAATGAATAAATCTAAAAAATGCAATATGTTACTGCTAGTTGTATTAATTTAAGGCATTTTGGAAATTGTTGAGGTTGTCAAAATCTATACAACCTCATTAAATATAATCTTTAAATAAGTTTTACTTTTTGCAGTTAAATCTGCACATCTAAAGGTATTAATGTTAATTTTTACACACATTTTAGAACGTTAATCCAACGCCCGCTATCGGCTATCACGAATGAATCACCGAATACTTTATAATGGTGTTTATTTGTTCATTAATGCCCGTCTAAATATCAACTAGCCTAATTATTACATTGCAAATATAATACTTTTTTTGTATATTTGCAATGTATCAATAAATAAAAAGGCATTTATAACCAATTAAACACTATTTAACAAAATTAGTTATGTTATAATTTAATTTATAGTTATATTTGCAATATGAAACGAGCATATAAATACAGACTTAATCCTACTCCTGAGCAGATTGTTTTCTTCAACAAATCTTTCGGGTGTTGTAGGTTTGTATATAACTATATGCTTGGTAAACGTATAGAAGCGTATCAGCGTGACAAGACGAAGATAGGATGGGTTGAACTGGCTAAGATGCTTACAGAACTTAAAAAGGAAGATGGGAAGGAATGGCTTTCGGAAGTATCAAACGAGTGCCTGCAACAATCCATAAGAAACATGGACAGCGCGTTCGTAAAGTTCTTCCGTGAAAAGGCAGGATTCCCGAACTTCAAGGCAAAGCATTACAGCAGGCAGTCATACAAGGCTATAAATTCGGTGTCTGTTGACCTTGACAACAACAAGGTAAGACTTCCAAAGATCGGATGGGTTAAATTCTTTCCGAACAGAAAGTTTGACGGTAAAGTATGTTCTGTCACGGTAAGCAAGACACCAACAGGTAAATATTTTATTTCTGTCCTTGTTGACGATGGAAAGGAAATACCTGTAAAGCCTGCTGTCAGATATGATACGTCTATCGGTATAGATGTAGGTATAAAGGATTTTGCAGTATGTTCAAACGGTAATGTGTATGCCAATCCCAAATATCTTGAGAAATCGGAAGCAAGACTAAAGGTGTTGCAAAGAAGATTCTCAAAGACAAAGAAAGGTCCCAACCGAAGAGAACGGGCAAGAAAAATCCTGGCAAGACAGTATGAGAAGGTTTCCAACCAACGCAACAATTTCCTACATCAAGTCACATCAAAGATTGTCCGTGAAAACCAAACGATAATCATTGAGGATTTGAATGTAAAGGGTATGCTGAAAAACCACTGTCTTGCAAAATCCATATCATCCGTTTCATGGAGCGAGTTTTTCCGACAGCTTGAATACAAGTGCGAATGGTATGGACGCAACCTTATACGTATCGGACGTTTTGAAGCAAGTTCCAAGACGTGTATATGCGGATACGTTAATAGTGAATTGAAACTCAGTGACCGTGAATGGGTTTGCCCGAAATGCGGAAGGCGCAATGATCGTGACATTCTCGCTTCGGTGAACATCAAACGGTTCGGACTAATATCACCCTTGGTAGAAGGGATTGAGGACGTGGAGTGGTCGGCAGTAGTCGGGACGGTGAAACGTCAATATGTATGTGTATAATTAATCATATATAATTACCTCATGGAACTATTGGTAGAAAGAAAATGGTGTAAGCCTGATTATACTATAGGGCGTTTGTATATTAATGGTGAGTTTTTCAGTAATACGCTTGAAGATCGTGTTGTTGATGTGAATAAAAACGGAGTGTTTGATGGGAACGAGAAGAAGGTTTATGCTGAATCTGCTATCCCTTACGGTAGATACCAGGTTATATACAACTGGTCCCCAAAATTCGGGCGTAATATGCCAAGGCTGTTGAATGTTCCTCATTTTGAGGGTATATTAATTCATTGCCTCCATCCTGAAATGGAAATTTTAACAGAAAAGGGATGGCTTAATATGGATGGGTTTAATAAAGAAAATCCTAAAAAATGCTGGTCGTTAAACATGTCAACAAATAAGATGGAACTTGTTTCAATAGATAATGTTATAATTGAAAAGTATATTGGAGATTTGTATTGTTGTGAGTATCCTAATGGTATTTATAATAGTGCGTCATATAGAGTTACTGATAAGCATAAAATGCTATGTAATATAAATCTTGCATATGGAAGTGAAACAAGGTTAATAGAAGCTAAAGATATACCTATTGGTTCTTCATTTATAGCATGTGGAAATACATCAATTGAATCAGGTGTTGATGAAGATACTCTTGTTATGTGTAAAATATGTATGCACGTAGTTGCTGATGGATATGTTAGATGGTATAATACTAAAACAGGTGAAAGGTGTACTGTTTCTTTTCATTATAAAAAAGAAAGAAAGATAAATAGAGTAATTTCTTTATTGGATAAATCACAATTAAGATATTCTGTAAATAAGAATAAAGATGGGTCTACAACAATCAGAATTTTGCATCCTGATTGTAATAAAATAGCAAATATGGTAGATCCTAATCACTTGGGTAAGGATGGGAAATGTATTCCTAGTTCTTTTACCATGTTACCAAAAGAGCAAATGATTTCATTAATTGATGAGTATCATTTTGCGGATGGTAAATATGCTAATATGAAAAAAGAAAACTTTCAGTATCAAATAGCTTCTACAAATGTAGACACTTTAAACAAAATTCAAATAATGGCATTCCTGTCTGGATATTCATCTTCAATGTCTAATGAGAAAAGTGGAACTGATAAGTGGAAAGATGGGTATATGTTATCTATAAAAAAAGACAAACCAACAAGAACACCTGCTCAGTCTTGCTATTTTAAAAAGCCATATAGTGGATATGTGTTTTGTGTTCAAAATAAAAATCATACAATAGTTACAAGAAATAGTTTATTTGATGTGCCCTTTATTACAGGAAATTGTGGGAATACAGCAAAGGATTCTGCCGGGTGTATCCTTGTTGGTAACAATACATCAAAAGGCAGACTTACCGAATCACGCTATACTTCTGACAAGTTGAACAAATTGATTGACGATGCGATAAAGCGTGGCGAACAGGTTTGGGTTACGATTAAATAGTGTGTATATTTCATCGACTATGTGTTGAAGGAGTTATGGGAGCGATGTTATTATCGCTCCTTGCTTTTTAGTAATAATAGATTATGTACAGTGTTATACTATTCTCGCCAATTTTCCATCGGACGGTTTTCCGCCAAACAGGTGATTGATGTATGCAAGACCTTTTTGTGTGCATAGAACAACCATCACGACAAAACCTGGGTGATTCTCTCTTGGAATAGGCTTTTCTTTCATCTCGAAATACCCAGCATCAATATACTTCTGTTTTGGTTCGTTCCTGTTAGCAAAGAATACTCCTGCTTCACGAAGTTTCTTGAACAAAGAGTTTCTCCCAAAAGGCAAGCCAAGTATCTTTGCCGCCTGTCCTATATCGCACTTGCCTTCCATTGCAAAGGCTTTGTCGGCGAAGTCCGCTTTGGGCTGAATTTTGGCAATCTTGGCATCTTTTTGTTCGATTTGCTTTTTCTGTTGCTCCGATTCAATGCGCAACCGTTCTTTCTCCTTTTCAGAAGCTACCAAAGCCTCCAAGGCTTCAAGATAGGTTTGCGGAGTTTGGATAGCCTTTTTCTCATTTTCGAGATATTCAAGACGGTCTATGATTTTTTCACGTAGCACTGCATCGTAGCCCGAAGCGAGAATAAGACAACCTTTCGGAGTTAGATTAAATAGAGGTCTTTCTTGACCGTTAGCGTCTGTGTATGAGCCCAATCCAAAATTGGATTCGGCTACACCTTGCGATAATAGATTGCGAATATCACGCATAACATGGGCATGTTGTTTACCCGTGACCTCTGCTATTTCAAGGGAGGTCATACCTTTTTGATTTGGAATTAAACTTTCCATACTTACTATTGTTTGGCATTATAATTATAGACAGAAAAACGGCTGCCATTTCCCGTGTCGCCAAACAATAGTAAGATTTTCTCCGAAGAGGAAATATTACGCAGGAAAGACAGCCGTGTATTTTCATACAAGCGATTGGGCATAAAAAAAGCCAAGCTAATATAGTGAGCTATAACCGTGCTCTACGGAGAAATAATACTTTACTATTGTTTGGCACCACAAAGTAAATAATAATTTTTGATATATAAAAACTTTGTGGTGTGATTTTTTTTTAAATTAATCCAAGCACCATACCTACTGCTCCCCAGAATACATCTCTCCATTCGGGCACTCCTTGTCTAAGCCACTTATCGTATATTATTTCTTTTCCCACAAGAATAAACAAGGTTAGTGCTATTGCTGTCCATACGGAGAAAAACCATTGCGCCATGCTTACTACAAGTATTCCTGCAATGAGATGTTCCATTCCGTCAACTCTCAAATTGTTAAGGCAAATATAGTCTAATGCCCTTCTTATTTTTCTTAGTAAATTTGTAAATTTTCCCATAGTTTAGCTGTTATCGTTGTTATCGTTGTTTTCATTATTTTCATTATTTTCCTCTATCACCCTAGCTTCCAGATCGTTTAATCTTCTGTCTTGTTCGTCCATTCTATCATCTTCGTTATTTGCAGAGAAGTCACTTTCTTCTCTTGCTGTCTGTAATGATATTATTCGGGAGTTCACAAGCTGAACGAGTGTATTGTTCCATTCAGAGAAGTCTATGTATGAGTATGGCTCTATGGTAGCGTTTATTCTTAGAGCATTATAACCTGTTGCGTCACCTTCCATTACTCCTACATAGTATTTGAATATATTGGCCATGTCATTTATGGCTGTGTTCATCATTTGTGCATCACTTCTCGCCCATTCCATTTCCGGCTCATAATACATTGCCGTTGTTCCAGTAGGTCTGTCACCTGATGATGATTGCATTGGCGGAACAACACCGCTTCCGTCAAGTATCCCGTTGTATATGTTATCTATTTCGGTGAACAGTGAGTTTGAAGCGTCCATCTTACCCATGAACTGTGCATCATCTTCTGCTCCTACACGTAAAATGGAAGTTCCTCCCAATCCGTTTCTTTGAATGTTTATTCTTCCGTTAGTCTTGATAAGTAGCATTTGGAATGCCTGTCGTGTGTTGTATTCTCCTATCATTGACATTAAGAACTCGAAATCGTCTATCAAGTCCTGTACTGCCCCCCAAAATGGAAGTTCAAGCCGTAGATATACTACAGGTATAAATCCCAGGTTATGGAATTGATGCAGTTGTATGATATTTCCGTTTTCGTCAATATCCGTTGCTATATCTCCGTTGGAATCAAGCGTGTAAAACTCATCTTTAGTCCATACATCGACAAGTGTGTCTGTATGCTCTTCTCCATCAGCCGAGATATATGTGGTTGTATATTCCCTTGCGAAAGCTATTCTTTCCCCTCTTCTGTTTTTATGTTCATACAGTATATCTCCTTTTGAGTAGCTGAAAGACCTGTATTTTATCTCGTCCTTATCCTTATATATATATATGGCAGCATCCCCTACCTTTCCGGCTTCGCTTATAAGTTCAAACTTGGCTGTTTCCATGAGAGAATCAGTCCAGTATTCCTTGTATGTTGTCAGCTTATCCCTGTTCTGCTGGTTTGACGCACTTTTCTTTATCTGGAATTTAAGAGGATTGGTACATAGGTGTGATACCCTTTTCTTGTGTATCATCCTTTGAAGAGGAAATGCTCGTCTTTGCAGTACATAGGGAGTTGATGCCAATTTCTTTTTTCTTTTCTGAGCACCTACATTCGCGCTTTCATCATCCGATGATGTGGCATCCTCGTCTGACGGGATACTGTCTTTCCAGTCGGGTCTGTTGTGTATATAATGCCCTGATGTATCCCATTGCGCTAGGAAATCATCTTGTGACATATATTTGTATATCAAAGTGGAGCGTCTTGGTTTTTTCTTTGTTCCTCCACCTCTCCCATCGTCACATCTTGACGGAAGTGCCACTTTGAACGGTTCTTTTCGTAATAAAACGTCTAATTTTAAAATTTCCATAGGTAATTATAAATATTTTAATTCATCCATTATATCGTTAGGTATGTCAATCATTACATCACATATATCAAAATATGTCCTGTATAAAAATGTTCCTTCTATCAAGTCGGGCGAGCATCCTACAATCTTTTTTGCTTCCTGTTTTTTCAGCAGTCTTAGTTTCCCGTTTTCCCTTTCCACGTCACGTCTTATTGCTCTTCTCTGGTCCATCAGTGCTTCCCGTATTGTTTTGTTCACATACGGTTTTTCGAGAAGTTCCGGGTTTATACTGAATCCGCAATATCCTAGGTTTGTTCCTTTTATACGTGTTACCATCTCATCGGCAAGCTGTGCCCTAAGATCGAAATAGAATCTTACAGGCTGATCATCCTTGCTTTTGTCTAGTCTTTTCGGAACACCTCTAAGTATTGCCAGACTTTCGGGGAATGCGTCACGGAATGTAGGTGCTCCAAGACCGTCAAATGCTAGTCTGTTTTCACCGATTCCCCATTTTCGTAGATTGTTTCTTACCCATCGGTTCAAATCCCTAGGCTTTAATGTGTTTGACCATTCTAGGTCTTGTAAGTGATGTCCTATGAAGTGCCCCATTACACAAACGTCACCAAGACCGTATGCTATATCAAGTGTTGCACATTCAAAATAATCATCGAATACAGGTTGTGATGAAAACACCTCTTCCATCTCGTCTCTCGTTATCCATTCGTTCCCTCCTTTTATCAGTTTCCATGATCCCAATGCATTTATGGATACTTCCTGGGCTGTACCTCCAAGATTTTTCTGATAATCAGGATTGGAACTCATAAGGATCTTGTTATCCTCAAGTCCAGAAGCTATAAAAGTTATATTTTTGATGTATCTTTTGCAGTTTGTTTCATCAATTTTGGTATTTTTACCGAATCTTGCGATAATATAATCTTTTGCTTGAGCAAATACTTCCTGTGGGCTGTCACCCCATGCTGTTTCATGTATTGTGTCTCCATATTGAAAAAAATATCTTACTTTACCTGAACGTTCTGGTATAGCTATCCCATCATCATCTACCCACCATGATACCAATTCTCTCCAATAGTCACTATACGGGTTTGGATTACAAGCTCCTGAGAAACTTGTCCTAAGTCCAGAGGAGGAACGCAATACTGTTTGAAGATAGTTTACAATCGGTTCTGTAGCCTGTGAGCATTCGTCTACAACTACTTTAACAACATTACCTCCTTGTTGTCTATCTTTAAAATCATTTATACCCTTTTCTCCTGATATGCATGCATCTCCGAAATAATCGTATCGTATTTCTCCACCTGCATCCAATCTTGAAAGACGTTTAGAGTCTATATATTCTCCATAAGGTTCAACCATTTTTGAAACCACTTTCAAGATACCATCCGCTTTTTCTGCGGATGTCTTATCTTTACGAAATACTAGTGCGGAAAATGAAGGATGGTTGCATGAACTTAGTATGTCTATTCCAAGGCAAACAGATTTACCTCCACCACGATTACCATGCAGTATTTTTATTCCTGCCCTGTTTCTTAGAAATGCCTCCTGTGAACCTTTCTGTGGGGCAAGCATATTTACCTTGTACCCCTTGCTTCTTCTGTCCTCTATATATCTTTGGACGAAATCAAGGCTTTTATATGGTATGATTCCCCTTTTGCCATATCGTTTCAGCGATTTGACAACATCTTTAGTCTTTAATCCTCGGTATTTTAAGTCAATTTCTTCCATCGTTTTCTATGTATCCCGCAAATATAATATTTTTTTAAATATTTTTTTGCTTATACACATTTTTTAACTACATTTGCATCGGTAAGAGGTACTTACTGTGCGCAAAGGTCTTGTGCATGAATCACATAAAAAAAATAAATAGTATATGGATGAAAATGTAAAAGTCATTTTTGAAGGTATCAAGAATGCGTTGGGAGAAAGTAGCTCCGTTATTACAGATCGTACAATCGAACAGACAATTAATGAGTTCTCAGCGTTCGCACCGCAGGAAAATGCGGAAAAGTTCTGGAATGAAAGTGTTGTGAATCATTTAAAGAACACTGTGGCAGGTCAGGTAAGAGCGTTTGCGTCTGATAAGCGCAAAGAGTGGGATACAATCAAGGAACAGGAGATATCCAACTTGAAAAAGGAATGGGAAAAATCACATTCGTCACAACAACAACAACAACAACAATCATCCGAACAGAAACAGTTTGAGTTGCCCGATGATGTCAAGGCTAAACTTGAAGAGTTTGAAAAGTTCAAGAAAGAGTTTGAAGCTAAAGAGCAGGAGGAAAAGCAGAAGCAGATTGTAACTGAAAAGCGCAAGAAGCTGTCTGATTTGATTAAACGCCCGGAAGCGGGTATGCCTAACGAGTTGTTGCGCAACATCATTTTTGAGAACATTCAGATTTCGCCCGAAGAGGAAGATACAAGCATTCTTCTGAAAATACAGGGAAAGTACAATGAAACGTGTACTAAATACACAAAGGATGGCATTAATCCTTTTATCTCTGACAAGGGTGGTTCTAGCGATGTAAAGTCATTCATAGATAGAAAGAGAGAAGAAGATAAGGCTAGCAAGGAAAACAATATTGTCAGCCGATATTACAGTAAAATTAACAAATAGTTTTTTTAATTATGAAAGCAGGAGTTCTTGCAACAAGTTATAGTAAGATTGGTGGCGCAAGACATATCTTTTCTAATGATACGTCTTTGCACGTACTGTTGGTAGGATGTAACGTTCCAGTAGAACGTATGCCTACAGTTGGGAACAAACTTCCGGCTGGTACCATGATTAAATGCGATTCCTCAAAACAGGATGGCGGTGATATTCACTATTCATTCAGAATGTATGAGAAATCGGATTCTGGTGCTACGGTAAAAGTTGAAAAAATCATGGGTAATACAGTTGCCAAGGTTGGCATGGTTGTCGGTAAAGCACCTACTACTGCCGCAGGTACTACAACTGGTTTTACCATTAACGCTATTGATTCGTCTCATGACGAATATGACATCCTTACATTGTCCGGGGATGCAGGTAAATTGGAATTGACCGATATTTTGGTTGAAGTTACACAGGTTGGTGCTAGCGCAAAATTCAAGGTTATTCCTAATGCTATCCTGCCTTATGATGTTGACACCATTCCCGGTGCCACTCTCTATCCTTTCAACGGTGCATGGATGGTGACAAGTGAGATTTTGGAAAAACGCATTCCGCCCGTAGCTTCGGCAATCAAAAAGGCGATGAAGGATGATGAATCATATCCTTGCGTTTTCCGTTACACATTGTATAACTAATTAAATTTTTTGTTTTATGCAAAGATCGACATTTAGTTTCTATGATTGGCATTTCTCCGGGGAGATGCAGGAACTTATGGATTATGCCAATCAGAAATTTGATAACGAAAACTGGAGAAGCTACGGAGATTGGGATGTTCCTCAGATGAGTAAATCATGGAATGTCATGGTTGACGAATACACACAGGCTACCCGTCCTGTAATGCTGGCTCCTTTGGCTGAAAAGCCTATCATGGATACTACGGGATTTGAATGGTATTCTGGCCGTATTCCGAAGATGGGTCACGCCATTCAGTTTATGGAAACCGATATTCAGGAGTTCTATGAACTTGACATTCCGCAAGGCGCATTGCTTGACAAGATCCGTGAGAAATGGTACACAAAGATGGAAGCGTGTATCCAAGGTTTCCATACCGAGTTGAACTGCATGACTTATCAGGCTCTTTCTACAGGTATGCTTAACTATACAGCTAGTGGTACCAACTCAATCCCTGTTCAGATTGACTATCGTGTTCCTGCAAAACACAAGTTGAAAGCGTTGAAGCAGAAATGGTTTAGCGATACAGACTGGACACCGAACGAGAATGCAGATCCTATTAAAGACCTTCAAAGAATGTGCAAGATTGCCGATAATGACGGTGTACCATACGATCATTTTGAAATGTCAAAGGATTTGTATGATAATTTCTTGATGCACCCGAAAGTGACAGCAGCAGTACAGGCACGTCTTGTTCCTGCCGCAGCATCTACTACAATCTATCCTATGAACAATCAGGAAATTGTTGATGTGCTGATGAAGGTGTTCTCTATTCCTGTGATTATTCCTGTTGATGAAAAATCAAAATGGAACAAACTTGGTGTGATTGAGGAAGCCAAACCGTCTTTTGAAAAGAACACCGTTGTTCTTGTTCAGAGCGGTCAGTTCTTCCGTATCAAGAACTCACCGTCAATGTATTTGCAGGATACCAACCCGGCTGTACGTATTTCTTCTTTGGAAGGCGGACGTATCGCGTTCTTGCATCAGTATTCTTCCGAACCGTATGCGGAGAAGAGTTCAGGTGAGTTGTGGGCATGTCCTGTGATGAAGAATCCGAACAACCTTATCATTATGAAGGTTGACGAACAGTCAAATACGGGATTGTAAAAGGTTGAACCATGAAGGTCATTATTGATATAAATGGCGAAGGCACAGCAAAGGGCGCAGGGGAGTATTTCATTGGAGATACTCTCACGCTCCAAGCTATTCCCGAAGAAAGTGTAGAGTTCGGATACTGGCTTATTGCCGACAATGAAACATTGAAGCCGGAAGATAGACTGAAAGTTTCGGATAATCCGTTCACTATTCAAGTTACCCCTCAGATAACAGCAAAGGGTAACATGAAGGTGGAAGCATATTTCTATATGTCTATGCGTGAATATCTGAAAGCACAGATTGACTATGAGTTGAAAAACACATCGTATATCAGTGTTGCCCAGAAATGGGGATTCCGTTTGTCTGATGACAGCCGTGAAACGTCTGAGATGAAGAAGGATTTGGCTTATGCTGACTTGTTGCTCATTGTTTGCACTGCCCCTTCAACGATACAGGGAAAGACGAAGAAAGCCGGGAACTGGTCAATTACCGACACAAGCAAGACTATTTCTATCAATGACAAGAAAAGATTGGAACAACGCGCAAAGGATTTATACGCCAAATGGGGTTTGAATTTGGATGTTGGAACTGATGTTGAAATAACTAGATTAAGATGGTAGTATGGGAAAGAGTATTTTAGGTGAGGATATGTTTCCTGATATGGTGAGAATTTATCAGAACAAGAACAGTTCGGATAAATATCATACCACCCCGTATTGGGAGATGATATACGAAGGAAGGGCAAACATACAGGAAAAGGATACTGGTTCGGAAACGAATGATGTTGATAAATCCGAATATGCCGCCTACCTAGAAGATAACGATGTAACCATACCTTCCGGGTGTCTGTTGGATTGGCAGAATTTCAACCATCCGTTTTCGGACAACAGCAATAGTTGGCGTGAGATAAAGAAACCTCCATTTAACAATATGGAATTTGGTACGGTGATATACTTTAACCAAATAGAAAACTAGAATACTATGACAATCAATTGGACGGAAATAATACTTGCTTTGTTGGGTACAAATGGCATAACCCTTCTAACTTCAATATTACTGTTTAAGCAGAAGAAGGAAAAGATGGAAACTGAAATTGATTCTTCTACCTTGGACAATCTTGAAAAAGGGTTTGCTATTCAGGGCGCTCAGTTGAAAAAGGCACAGGAAGAAATATTGAGTTATCAGCAATCTCTTCATGATGCTTATCAGAAGATACAGGAGCTTTATAATGAGATGAACAAAATCAAAAACGAGTTGAAATGCGCAAAAGATGATCGAGATTCATTAAAAAAGCAGATTGATAAACTGAGTAAACCAGTAACAAGAAAGACAAGTACAAAAAATGCAGGCAAATAACAACGATAAAGTATTGAAAGAGTTTGGTAGTAATGTCCAGCTTGCTTTGGATGCTTCTATCATGCAGTTCATGGAAGATATCGCCACGAATATCATGGATGATATAAAAGACATAGAGGGATTTACCAATCAGACTTTCAATCTTGAAGATAGTTATGGCTGTGGCATTTATAAAGATGGAGTCCTAAAGAAGATTGTGTGGGCAAATGCAACGAAAGTTGCAAATGAACCTAGGAAACGTAACAATGTAGAATATTGGGGGCGTGAACTTGCCGAAGATTTCTTCAACAGTTACAAGTCTGATAGGTCCGGAAGATACGAACTAGTTGTAGCTGCTGTCATGTTTTATGGGAAGTATTTGGAGAATTACCATTTATTGAATGTTCTTACAGATTCTTGGCTTAAAACAAAAACAGATTTAAACGGAGGTAAATATACTGTAGTTTTTAAAAAAATTGCAGCTAATATGTTGAACAAATATTTTAAGTGAGGTAAATGGGGTACTTTAATCCTTCAACGATAAATACAACCTTGTACAATATTGTATTGGACGAGAATATTGCTGATGATGTATATAAAGTACAGCGTCCTGCAAATGTTGATGATAAGGTAACGAGTTTTATTGTCGTAAACAATAATACTAGGATTGTAAGCAACACTGAAAATGGTCCTTATGGACATTTTGGGAAGGGCGAAACAATGGCTACGGTTACTTTGTTTGTTAGAGCATTACCAGGTAATATTTATCCGTCAATTATGGATGCGTTAAGTGAGAAGATTGTGAACTTATTTCCTCAAAAGGCTGTGCAGCTTCATTTTAAAATATTTAATGTTTTACCACCAATGTTTGATGGTGTCGGATTTTATTATACATCCGTTCTGTTAAACGTTGATATTTATAAAGATTAGCCGCATGGGAACCGTAAGAAAAAAGAGTGAAAACGCATCAATAGATACGTTTTCGACATATAGTAATAACCTTTTAAATTTAGAAAATAGAATGGCACGAGTAAATTTAGACACCAGCCCTGCTTACTTGAACGGGCAGTCGGCTGCTTTAACTTTTGATCCTATTGAAATTACCGATTCGACTCAATATTCATCATTTTTGAATCCAAAAATCCTGCCTAATATTGAGTCTGGTACTACAGAATCCGCAGGAACGGACGCTGACACTTCTGAAACCAAGAATGAACAGGGTGCTACTGTGTTCCAGAACATCACACCTGGTACTATGGCATTCACGTTTACAGGTATGTCTACCTCTAAGGCTGCATTTGCATTCTTTACTACTGGTAATACAACTCCTGAATTGAATTTGGATTCTCTGACTGACACACAAGACGCTTTCGGAAAAGGTACTACTCAAAAATTGAAAGCATTTGGGGCAAGTGCGTTTAAACAGTTTGTACGTCCTATCGGTATTATCAACGGTACTGGTGACCGTATGATCTTCTTCCCGAAGGCATCATGGGCTGTCAGCTTCACAGGTGCTCCAAGTAACGCAGGATACCTTGGATTCTCCGTTACAGTGACAGCATTGGAAGTTAACACTCAGTATTTGAAAACCATGATGGTTCTCGAACTTGACAATTCGGGTGAATGATGTATATGGGGTGATGGATTATTAGCCGGGCATTTTGTCCGGCTTTATTGTTTTTTAACTGATTGTGTTTGATTTTTATTAACCTTTGTTGTATTTTTGCTGTAAAAAATAACACCATGACAGATAAAGAATTGTCTGATAAATTAAAGCAAAAGGCTATAAGTCTTGGAGCTTGCGAAAAAGGATTGAACGAATGGGGTAACCTAGATAAATATGAATTATGCGAGATGTATATTAGATACATTGATTTCTGCCTGCTTAACAGATACCCGTCAAATGAAATAATCAAGAAGGAGTTTGCAGGATTTAGGGAGAAGTTTAATGTATTCGTTGATGATACAAACCTGTTCATAAGCAATCCTAAATGGTCTATATTTAATGGAGCTTGTGATTGTGTTGTCACCTATAATGACTATGGTATAGGAGAAATGTATGTCAAGGATAACAGTCATGTAAATATTGTTGCACTTGACAATAGCATAGTGTATATTACATTGCTTGATAACGCTAGTATTGAAATAATATCATCGGAATATACGAAAGTGTTCGTTTCCACAAATACACCTGAAAACATATCAAAAGTGGATGTAAAAGGTAAATTAACAGTAAAACCATTTAAGCTAGATTAATAACACATGGGACTATTTAACTGGAAACAGCCTGATTTAGACGATCAGATAAAGATGCAGAAGTTTGCCACTCATAAATACAAAGAGGTTATGGTTGGCAATAAGAAATTCAAGGTGCGTGGTCTTAGACTGGGTGCATACGATTATATTGTAGACAAGCTGTTGATACGTGACATTATCAATCCCGATACAGCGAAAAAGGAAATGATTGCAATTATGAAAAATGACGCATCTATTCCGTACAAAGTTGCAGCGGCAGGAGTATTGAACAACTATTGGTTTTTTGAGATAATTCCTTTTGCAAGACGTATATACGCTTGGTGGTTAAGCAGACACTATGATCATAAGGAACTAACTCCGTTGATAGAAGCCATCGTGGAGGGGGCTAATGTCGGTGATTTTTTTACAAATACAATCCGTTTAGCGTTCTTGATAGATACGACAGCGACATTAAGCAAGAAGGATGCCATGAAATTATCTCTCGATGCAAAATCGGCTCAAGAGGATCTATCCAAAAAGATTTCCCCCAATTCAGAGGAGATTTAAAGCTATTCGGAGGTTTGGTAGTAATTAAGGATTGGGCTTTATTATGGAAATATTCATGGAGTTATATACAAGCTGTTATAATTGATCAACCTAAACTTGATTACCATTTTGAAGAAAAGATGAAGTTATACAAGGCTTCTCTTACAGATGATTTATACGAGAAAGCTAACATGAATGCAAGTGGTTTTATATATAGATTCAAAGAATCTAAACCTAAAGAAGAGCATCCCGATATATTACTAAAAGATGTTTTGCGATGATAACAAAATACGATCCTAAAATATATCCCCTTAAACTGTATGTTGCAGTGGGGGATGATCAATGGGGAAAAATATATAGAAAATTCACCAAACTTAATCATGATCCGATAGATACATCCAAAGATGAAATTAAGGGCTGTAAAGGCATGACTATTTTTGTAAGGGAAAAAAGTACAAACCATTTAGGTGTACTTATTTGGTTATCCAATGATGGTATAGGGGTAAGCACTGTTGCTCATGAATCTGCTCATTATGTTTGTAATGTATTTGATTATTGTGATATAGCAATGGGGTATAAAAATGGGCAGGATGAGCACTTTGCATACTTTATAGGTTGGTGTGTTGAATGCGTAATGGATAGCGTTACGAAATATTTAAAAAAAAGCATTAAGGGACAAATTGACACAGATAAATAAAATAAGCCCGAAAGTTACACGAACTTTCGGGCTATTTTGTAACCTGAAAACAATATGAAACCGATACCTATGTATCCAAGATTGATTAGTATTTTTTGCCATTTAGACAATTCCTTTTCTACCTTTACTTCTACAATTTTCTCCACGGTTATTATCGAATCTTTCGTCACTACCGTTTCTTTTTCCAAGGATGGGATGCTGTCTTGTAGAAAGTCTTTCTTGTTTTTCAAACTATGAAAAAGCCTGCCATCCGACATTATTTTAGCGTCTGATACGGCTAATGATGTTTCCAAGTGTGAACTATCTTCAAATGTTGTATGTTGTATGTGCTCTGTTGGAAGAGTTATTATTTTTGATTGCCATACTACTCTTTCCGTTACTGTCGTGTTGTGGTCTACTATGGTTGTATTTGTCGAAGATGGAAGTAGCTTGCGTGAACAAGAACACGACAGTAACAAAAAAAATAGCAATATAGAAAATGGCTTATTCATCGACAAGATTTGTTGCGATAAGCGAGATAAATTCCTCCTTCGGTATTTCCAATGCTTCGGGAGAGTTCCATTTCACTTTAATTGCACCGTCAGTACCAATAAGTTCAATGATTTTAGCGAATCCTTCAAAAGCGAATTTTCTAGGCTTCATATCACATTCCTCTTTCATTTTCTCTTGGTATGCTTCGGAATATGCCTTGTTCAGTTCTTCTGTTTCCTTGTTGAAATCTGCTTCTATCTTTCTGATTTCATCCGCTTCTTTCTTTTCCTCTTTTGTCGCATCTTCCTTACCGTCAATCTCTTTCATGTGATTGATTTTTTGTGCGCGCTCGTCATATCCTTCCTTCTTTATTTCTTTAAGAACCTGTTGCATATCATCATCGAATGCTTTTGCAGCTTTGTCGTAAGCGACACGCATAAGCATGATTTTTGCTTTCAGTTCTGATGGAAGTTCCTTTCCTTCTAGTGATAAGGGGATATTCAAGAGAGTTAATCTCTTTAAAAACATTTCTTGGTTTGTCATTTCTTCTTGCTGTTTAAATTGAAACTGATGAGATGCCTTTCGTGTTGATGTATTTTGTAACATCGGTTACGAAAGAGTTGATGATAGTAATGATAGCAATTTGTGCTTCCAAGTCGGGATGATCGTTGTAGTTGATTGCGATACCACCGTTCTGATTGAAATAGAATGTAGCGAGTTGGTTCTCTGATTCCAATGACTTCACCTCTCCGCCATCAAATGAATCAATGGTTTTACCGTTTGATACGTTTACATTCGCATTCACCTTGTATTGTTTTTCCACATTAGCTTCATTGCTGAATGTTACGCTGGCTGAATTTACGCCAACGAGTGTTACTTTGTTTTCTTCTATAGCCATAGTTAAAAAATTATTTTATTGCAAAGATAACATAATCGTTTTTATCCACAATTTTTAATATGTTAAAAAATATTAATGGATTTTTGTTTGTTGTAAATCATGCTCTTGTGCTTATTTTTGCTATTTTTGCAATAATTAAAAAACGGTAATTATATATTAATTTACACCAATTATGTAAAAACACTGCATTATATTTGCATCTTGTGTAAAAAGTTACTATATTAGGGGCATAATTAAAAACTAAGCCTTATGTTTAATAGTAGATTCAAATCATTAAAAGATTTACAAGATGCTTTCCCAACAGAACAGCGCTGTATAGATTATCTGGAAGAAAGAAGGTGGGGTGTAAAGGTCGTTTCCCCTTTTGATCCTACTTCCAAAGTCTACAAATGCAAAGATAATAAATATCGTTGTAAAAACACTGGAAAATACTTTAATGTTAAGACTAAACTTATTTTTCATAAAACCTCCCTACCTTTAATTTATTGGTTTATGGCTATATGGCTTGTATTATCCCACAAAAAAGGTATATCTTCAATACAATTAAGTAAAGATATTGGGGTAACTCAGAAAACTGCATGGTTTATGCTTCACAGAATCAGAAAGGCTTTAGGTATAGAAAACGATAAGTCAAATGAAGATGACAATAATGACAGTGATGGTGGTAAATTGAGTGGTACTATTGAGGTAGATGAAACTTTTATTGGTGGGAAGAATAAAAATCGTCATGCAGACAAGAAAGTAAAGGCTTGTCAAGGTAGAAGTTTCAAAGATAAAATACCTGTATTCGGAATGATTCAACGTAATGGTAGGGTTATTGCTAAAGTTGTTTCTGACACAAAATCAAATACCCTTTTCTCTGTTATTCATAATTACGTGAAAGAAGGTAGTAATCTTTATACAGACGAATGGAATTATAGTGATGGGGCTAATATTTACTACAACCATAGAAATGTAAATCATGGAGCAGGATTTTATGGTAGTGGTGATCTGACAACAAATCACATCGAAGGATTTTGGGCTTTAGTGAAAAGAAGTATTATGGGTATATACTACCATTGGTCTAAACAACACATGCAGCGTTATATTGATGAATGCGTGTATCGTTTTAACACTCGCTCTTTATCTGATAAAGAAAGATTTGATTTATTTTTGCAGAATGTTGAATGTAGATTAACTTATAAAGAATTAGTATATGGTGGATATTAATTATCAATACGGAGTTTTTCATTATAACTCGGATGAAGAAAATTCCTTTAACGATTTGAGAACAATAAAAACTGATGATGGAGAAATTTTGTTTTGCGGTGTGGACGTTGCAAGAATGCTTGGATATTCAAATACAAGAGATGCAATAATTAGGCATTGCAAACATGTCGTAAAACACGACGTACCGTGTAAATCAGGCACTTACACTGATAAGAATGGTAAAAATGTAGAAATTGTAAGGATGACAACCTTGTCTTTTATTCCTGAAAGTGATTTGTATAGACTAATATTAAAATCACAACTACCAAGTGCAGAAAAATTCGAGGATTGGATAGTCGAAGAAGTTTTACCATCAATAAGGAAGAAAGGATATTATGGTAATATAGATAGAAAATCTCCATCAAATTTTATACTCAGATATGATTTGAATTTTGGAAGAATTGAACCAGGATATTTTTCTGTAATATCAGAACTATATACAAGAGTATTTTTAAAATTCCATTTAATAGGTTATGATATTCCTGATAAGACTTTTGACGGAACAGAAATTCGCCCAGACACAAGTGTTGGGAAAAGATTTCCAGAGTTTCTAAAAAAGAATTATCCTCAATTTGAACACGAGTATAAAACATATAAGCACACATTCCCTAACTACAATAAAACAGTCGATGCAAGGCAATACAAAAACATTGTTTTACCAGCTTTTATCGAGTATGTAGAAACTGAATGGATTCCCAAAGTATCTTATGATTATTTTAGTAAGAGAGATAAAAAAGCACTCACATATCTACCTAAATTAATAGAAAATATAAAGCCGAAATCAAATGACAGCTTTGATAAAGGCATAGACAAGATTATAGGATTTGAAGAAAATTGAAATATATGACCGGAGTAACAACTCCGGTCTTTCTTATAATTAGGGTTCATTTGGCCCTATTAAAGTTTTATCATCAATGGATATTTTTGTATCCCCTCCTTTTTTTAGTATAAATACTTGTTGAACCCATTTACCTATGACATTCCCTATTGATAAATAAACTTTTACTTTATATGTTTCTGGATCAGCAGTAAATGTATGTATATCTCCTGCTTTGCATTCTATTGATTTATTACCAATCTTATCCCCATTATCATTATACTCAAATAAACGGACGGTACTAGAAAGGTTAGAGTGCACATCAAAAGAGAGTGTATAAGTTGTGGCAACATCATCATCGTCATTTGAACATGCGGAAAACGTTAGAAACATTACTGTAAGTAACATCGTCATACTTAATAACTTTTTCATAAACTTGAATTTTTATGGTTAATACTAAAAATAAAGCTCCACTAATTTCAGCAATAACCACGCATTACAAGTATACAAGGAAGCGCAGACTATCGCCCATACGCCTTCTTGGCTCACCACAAGCCACAATACATTATGGGGAAGTCTACGCCTATAAGGTTTCAACTCACCCAATATGTATTGGTTCATTTATAGCTCGTTTTATTTCCGAGGTGGTGATTCAGAAGGCGATTGAGCTATTTTATATGTCAGTACAACGATTGGATATATCCAATCTTATTTGTATATTCAAGTGCAAATATATTAAATATTTCATATTATATAACTATATGAACCAATTATTTTTTTTACAGTAATATAAATAAGGTGTAATTGACTAAATTAGTATATTTGTAACCACAACAACAATAACAGCGGTTGCACTCTTATTTTGTTGTGTAAAATAGTATATAATTGCCTAAAAAACAATAACTATGGCTGATGTTGATTTAGGAGCATTAAAGTTTAAGATTGGGCTAGATGATTCCGGTCTTGACAAACAGATAAAGGATATACAGAAGAAGTTGCAGGACACCTTTAACCAGGAGATGTCCTTCAAGCCTATGTTGACCGATATAGGCAAAATGAATGACGAACTTAGCGAGGTTGTAGATAAGATAAATAAAGCGAATGAAAACGCGTCCAAGGTAGGGAAAGGAAAGTCGAACAAGAAAATGGATATACTTGTTCAGATGGAAGGGTTGTCAAACAAGATTGTCGAAGCGACAAGAGAGTATGACAAGCTGGAAAAGACTTACCGTAACCTAGGCAATGCAGGCGGAGATAAGGGGATGGCTACAAGAAAAGCCAATCTTGAAAGTCAGAAGAAAGTGATAGATGATCTTGTGACTGAATTGAACAGATTGAAAACCGCATATTCCCTTACTGCTAACAGTGCGCCTAAATTGTCCATTTCCGATGAAAGAGAACTTAACCTTCTACGCCAGCAATACGAGATGGAGATTGCACGGACAAAGGAGATGGATAGACAAGCATCAAAGCAGGAACAGGCGAGTAAGAAGATGCAGCAGACCAATCAGAAGTATCTACAATACCTTTCTGGTCAGTCTGGACTTGCCCTTGGTATGCCAGAGGGAAGTGCTGAGGACTTGAACAGGAAGATTGCCGCTATACAGAAACGCCTTGAACTATTGAATAAATTTAAGGTTGAAGTTCCTTTAAACAGCAATCAGATAACAAAGGCTGACGCTCTTATTCAGAAATTGCAAGGCAGATTGGAGAAGTTGCAATCATCTTTAAGAAAAACATCAACGAATGAATTGTTGAGCATCAATCCTACGTCTATCAATCAGGCTAACAATCTTATTTCTGAATTAACGAACAGACGTAATGCGCTTAATACGACTGATGCAAACTATAACCGTACCCTTACTCTTCTCAACAGGAAGATACAGGAACACAACAAGTTTGTAAACGAAGCCACATCCTATGGAACAAAGATGCAGCAGACCAATCAGAAAAATGCTGCAAGTTCAAAAGAGTTTTCCGAGGAACTGACAAAGCAGAGCAGAATGATGCGTGAGTTTGTCAATACGATAAAGACTTATGCCGGATTCTACTTTTTCAGAGATATGTTTCAGGAACTTGTTGCCATTCGTGGAGAGTTCGAGTTACAACAGGTGTCATTGCGTGCCATCATACAGGATGCAAGACGGGCAGACCAGATATTCAGTCAGATTAAGGGTCTTGCTGTAATATCTCCTTTCCAGTTCAGCGATTTGGTTGGATATACCAAACAGCTTGCAGCATTCCAGATACCTGTCAACGAATTGTACGGTACAATGAAAAGCCTTGCGGACGTTTCCGCAGGTCTTGGCGTTGATATGGGACGTATCATTCTTGCCTATGGTCAGATAAGAAGCGCAGGTGTATTAAGAGGACAGGAATTACGTCAGTTGACAGAAGCTGGTATTCCTGCATTGGACGCATTGAGAAAAAAACTGGAAGAAGTAAGAGGCGTGGCTCAAACTACTGATGATGTGTTCAATGCCATATCAACACGTCAGATTCCTTTCGAGTATATTCGGGAGATGTTTACCACAATGACGGAAGATGGTGGTATGTTCTACAAAATGCAGGAAATACAAGCTGCATCTTTGAAAGGTATGGTAAGTAACCTTGCCGATTCATACAAGATTATGATGAATGATATAGGTGAGGCGAATGATTCCGTTCTGAAAGGTATTGTCGGAAGCATAACCGATGCAATGAACAACTGGAGATATTTCTCTAAGGCAATAGAGGGTGTTGCTGTAGGATATGCCGCATTGAAAGGATTGCAGTTGGCTAGAACAGCCATGCTAGGAAAAGAAGTTGTTGCAACAACTAATGCCATTAAAGCTGAGAAATTACGGGAAGCCCAGTTGCTTAAACAGGCTGCGATGTACAGAACGCTCACTACTGCCGAGAGATGGAAGATAGCGACAGCGTCAAAACTGTCTGCCGTAGAGATAGCTGCTGCCGTTAATTCGGGAAAGATGTCGGCAGAGATGGCAAAACGCATTCTTGCCACAAATATGCTGACACAGGCTGAACGGCATCTTCTTGTAACAGAACTTAAACTGACAGGTGCGGAAGCTGCAAGAATGTTGTCTATGACAAAAACGACAATGTTGATGAACAGATTCAAACTGGCAACATTCGGTTTGACAAATTCATTGAAAACATTGTGGCTTACGATAAAGGCTAATCCGCTCATGACGATACTTACCGTTGCAGGACTTGTGGCGGAAGCGTTTCATGTGATGTCTGCACGTTCGGAAGAGTTCAATCAGAAGATAAAGGACAGTGCAAAGTCTTTCCGTGAATCATACAGTGATTTGCAAAAAGACCTTGACAAGATAAACTTCGATAAACTTACCCCGGAAAACCTTGAACAGCTTGACACGAAACAGTTGCAGTCGTATGAGGAAACACTTACTGGAGTATTGTCTAAATATGGCAATATGGGGCAGTACATAGTACAAAATAGCAAGAAAATAGATGATCAGAAATCTCGTGTGGAATATCTGCAAAAGTCAGCATCGGAACTAGAGCAGGTTTATAAACGTGCTGCTGAAAATGCGGATATAATGTTCAAGGCGGACAAGGCAACATCTACAGGCGTATTTGGTGATTCATTCTCCGATATGCTTAAAGATTATGAGAAATCGTCTGTAAAACTCACTTCGGCAAGTAAGGATATAGAAGAGTTTCGTGGTCAGATAGTACAGGCATCCAAGGAAATTATAAACATGGGTAAGGGTACTAAGGAATGGAGAAACGAACTTACCGAACTGATAAACAAAGGGGCTTCGGCAGCTACTATTGTAGAGAAGATACGTTCTTTGGCTGAAACGTCAGGAGATGCACGGACATTTGAAATATTCAAGAACAAAACCCATTTTGACAGTGAGGAATTGTTGAAAGAATATGATAAACTGAAAGTGGGTATAATGGGTGAAACTGAAGAACTTGAAAAATCATTTAATGTTTTTGCAAACAGTCTTGAGAAAGAACTGAAAAAAGTATTTGTAGGTATTGATGTAAATAAATTAAATGATGCTCAAAAGGACTTTATAAGGATTCAATCTGAAAATTTTGCCACAACTAGCGAACTTGGGGAGAATGCTAAAAAATTGTTTAATGAATTTATTGACAAAAAATATGCTGTTAAAATAGAACTTGACGATAAGGAAGCACAAGAAGGATTGACGGGATGGAAAAAATCTCTTGACGAAATTACAGGGCATAAATGGACTATTGCTATAAAGGCTGCCGATGTGAAATCTATGGAGGATTACTTTAAATCGGTAAAACAGGAATATAAAGACGCCAAAAGTTCAATAGAAAATTTACAGCGCACCATTGATATGTATGTTAGCCAAGGAAAGGTCAAGAAACTTGGAGATGAGTATCAAATTACAGGAATTGTAAGCCCTTATGAAGCCGAGCAAGTACAACAGACGGTATATGAGATTAACGCTGCCAATGAAGCGATGTCGAAAGCTACAGGAACAGCAAAAAAATTTAATCTTGAACTAGAAAAGCAGAAGAAGGAAGCACAAAAAAGAGATCCTCTTGCTGATCTTTGGAAAAACAGGTTGTCATTGCTTGAATCCGCCTATTCCAAGTTCAAGGATTTGAGCATTAACATAGGTAAGGAAGAAGCCAAAAAGCAGATTGAATCCATCTACGGTTCACAGGCGTTAAAACTTGGCGTAGACCTTGTATATGACAAACAGGCTATTGTTGACAATTACAACAAGGCTGCAAAGGAATTGGAAACACGTGTTCCACAGGATGCTGTTAAAAATGCAAGGAAAGCAGCCGAATTGTCCTCTGAAATTTATGTTGATGCAGCCAAGAAGGTGATGAAGAGGATTACGGATGAGTTTGACAGATACAAGAACAAGTATGACTTTTACAGTGACATACTTGGGATAACGGGTGATTCAGACCTTGCCTTAGACCTTGCCGTTCAATTCAGCGGTGACACATCTACCATGGCTGAAAGTTTTGCAGCAGGTATATATAACAATTTGCAATCCGCATTGGCAGGAATGAATCTTGACCTTGGCGTTTCTGTCGTGCCCGACACATCTTCATTCACCTCAATGAACCAGTATATCAATCAGGTACAGGAGGCTATTAAGGGGAATAAGAATATAGGTGATGAACAGAAACAAGTTATCCAAGGTATGATTGACGCATGGAAAGGCTATTTCGGTGAGATGGCTAGACAATATGCTAATGATTTGGCTGAATATGGAGATTATTATACCCAGGTGGATATTATCAGAGAAAAGTACCGTAAAAAGATCGCAACCGCAGAAGGAATGGGTAATACATCCTTGACTTCCGCATTGCAGAAAAGCGAAGAGATGGACTTGTTTAAGTTGACTACCGACTATCAAAACTTCTTCGGTGCGGTGGAAGCAATGTCTATGGAAGCTGCAAATACTGTAGCTGACAAGACAAGGGAAATGCTTAATAGTGCATTCAGATCGGGTGCTATCAGTGCAAGAGAGTACATGAAAGAACTTGAACGCGTGGACAAGCAGATAGAGAAGATGATGAAGAACAACCAGTCTGACTTTCAGACGTACATGAAAGATGGGATTGAAGGTCTGTATAATAAGCGTTATGATGCAGGAAAGTCAAAGATGATGGCAGGCATGAATGATATGCAACAGGCTATGGCTGACATAGAAAATGCTTCCAAGGCATACGAGGATGCAATGAAGAACGGTGATGAAGAAGCTGCCAATGCCGCTTTGAGTGCCAAGTCGGAAGCCGAATCAAGATACAAGAGCGGACAGGAAGCTGTCAAGACTGGTAAAGGAATGATGGATGCGGCACAGAACGCTTTGCAGACGGTGAATCTTATCGACTTTATCATAACCAACATATACAATGCCATAAAAGCCATGCAACAGATAATAGCATCCGTGTCCAACCTTATGGATTCTATGGGTAAGGATACTGACAGCGGTTTCATGCGTGAGATGAACCAGTTCTCGGAAGCTATGGGCGTTATGAATGAGGGTGTGAAGAAATCATGGGATTCATTCAAAAGCGGTGATTTTGCAGGTGCGATAGGTTCGGCTATATCCATGCCGCTTGATGTTATCGCTACGTTTAACAGACAGCATGACAAAAGACTTCAAAAGCATATAGAGAATCTTGAATTTGAATCAAAGAAACTTACCAATATCTATAATATGCTTGAAAAGGAATTTGAGCACATTATAGACCCGGCAAAACTTGATGAGGTTACATCCCAACAGGTATCCAATCTGAAAGAACAGTTGCAAATTCAAAAGGATATTCTAGCAGCCGAAGAAGATAAGAAAAAGTCAGATAGAGAAAAAGTAGAAGATTACAAACAGACAATAAAAGAATTGGAGTATGAGATAAGATATTATACGGAAACGCTTGCCAAAGAATTGTACAGCATTGACTTGAAAGATTGGGCTAGCCAGATAGGTGACGCTCTTGTCGAAGCATGGCTGAAAGGTGAGGATGCTGCAAAGGCTTATAAGGATACTGTGGCAGACATCATGAGGGATGTTGTAAAGAAAATGGTTATGCAACAATATATAGAAAAAGTAATGAAACAGGTACAGACTACACTGTTTGGAGCGGACGGTACAGGTGGTATGTTTGCAGACCGAAAACTTGATGAAGAAGAAGCTAAAAATTTAGGAAATATTCTAGTTTCATTGGAGCCTGCTTTTGCAGATGCAATGAAGTTTGTCAATGAGATAAACAACGCCCTTGGTGGTATGCTTACCGAAACGGAGGAAAATGCGGAAGGTCTGTCCAATGCCATTGCAGGAGTTGACGAGAATACATTCAACCAGGCATTGGGGTATCTTAACGGAATGAGATACGAAATGGTTGTCCAAAGCGATCTACTCCGTCAGTTGGTATCGCTTAACGGTGGTTCGGCAGGAACGGGAGGAACTAACATGACAGTCATACAACTGGCACAGCTTGAAGTTCTCAAGCAGCAGCTTGCCGCAACTATGGCGATAAAGACAGCACTTCTAAGTGTCGTTTCCATTGCCCCAAGGTCAGGCGGAAATGCAATAAAAGTTATAATTGACTAAAACAAACGCCCTGCTAGCTTCACAGTTGGCAGGGCGTTCCAGTTTGATTATGAACAAAAAAATCCAATCACTTGAGGTGCTTAGCGGAATCGAACCGCTGTTGTCGGTTTTGCAGACCGTTGACTAAACCACTCATCCAAAGCACCGATTTTGATGCAAATATAGAAAAATAATTTTTAAAACTAGATGGTTTCTAAGACTATTTTTGCTATTTTTGCACTAATTAAATATGTACACGAATGGCTATAGCTAAATATTTTATAAAGAAAGGAAGCGATACGGCAAAGGATTTGTATGCCACATACAGGCTGTATATACTTGAAAGCAAGGGATTATGGGATTTGCCGACAAGAAAGGAAGCCTATGCCGAAAAATGGTATGACAAGAACGGTCAGAAGGTGTACGAACCTGTCACGCCTGTTTACCAGCCAACGGAAGGAAGCATAACATTTGCCGCTTTGGGAGATGTGGAAACGGTAAAGACGAATATCCGTTCGTTCTATTCATATATAACCAATGTGATACCTGCCACTCCCGGTACGCCTTACGGTTCATCCTCTTTCTCTATATGGAATGATGTATGGGGTGAATCGGCAAAGCAGGTGATAAGATGCACGGGTTTTGAAACAGGTGCAAAGTTGAGTTATCAGGACGTTCAGGACTTACAGAACCCGGACCGACTTGTGTCCGCCTATACATTTTCGTTAAATTTCAGTATTGACCAACCAACGCTTTAAAGACCAATGATTTTACAGATTAGAAGAGGAAATAGGGTTATTGCGGAGAGTGCTGATTTTTCATACAGCCCGTCTTTGCAGGAAGTGAGAAAATTGACTTGTGAAGTCATTTCCGTTGTTCCGATAGAGTTCAAGGCATACAACTCAAAGAGCGAATCGGAATACGATACAGTCGTATATAACGGTAATACATTCATCCTGTACCAAGCCCCATCGGGAGATAATCTTAATGAAGCAGGAAAATACAAATACTCCCTTTTGTTTTACGGTAAGGAGGTGCTTTTGCAGAATGTAGCGTTTCTTGACATAGTAAGCGGAACAGGCGGTGAGATAAACAAGATAAGATACACACATGGCGGTCTGTTCCAGTTTTGGGGTGATGCAAAACAGCTTGCCGCACGTATAGAAGCAAATATAGAATCTTACAATGCTTCATTGGACGTGGGATATACAGGCATTGGTACATGGACATTGAATGTGGATGCAGAAGGCGAACTGACAGAGGATATGATTGACATAACCGATGGGACCAACCTGTTTGAAGCATTGAAGAACTTCTATGACAAGTTTTATCTCAATTATTACTTCTCAACGACAGCGAACGGTGGGATAATAACCATTACGGACAAGACAAGGCCGTCCGTAAACTGGACATTCAAGCAGGGTGACGGTGGAGGTGCTGTAAAGGTTTCCTCTTCCGTAGACACAAGCACACCTGTTATAACCAGAATCATACCACAAGGCGGAAGCAGAAACGTTCCGCCCGAATACAAGAAGGGCGCTAAGCCTGCCGATGAATCACGTTATTGCCCGTATATCCTTCTTCCGAATGATTCCGCAGGAAATATAAGATATTATATTGACAGCGAATACGGATTGAAGAATTATGGTGTGAGAGGGAAAACCATATCAAACACATTCAGTGGAATATATCCTTCTATCAGAGGAAAAAAACTTGGTGATTTGTACCCGTCAGGACTTCCCGAATGGGATACATACAAGGCGGATGGAGAACCCGATCCTCAATCTGGCAAGGTGGCAGGTGAGGGAGCGAGCGCAGCAACACGGATAGACAAGATTATCGGTTCTACTCCGATAAAGAGTGATGATAGTGACAGTTTCTTCATTTATATGACCTCTCCCGGATTCAACCTAGGGTACAAGGTATATGAGGACGGTGATTCATCCGACAAGATAAATGACAACGTGCAGCCACAGTACAAGCCCCATGCTATGTTTGACAAGTACAGGGATTTTGAGAGTTTTGATATATATGGTACAAGGGCATATTATGACCAGCCTGTAAAGGTTACTGCCACATTCTCAGGAAAAATGCTTTTCAGTGTATTTCCCATAGGAAGTGATGCTGTAGGGAAAAAGGTGAAGATTAACCTACGTATGGTTACGAACCGTGTATTGGGTCAGGCTTCTCCTTTGAAAGAGGTTGTTATCGGAGAGGAAGGTGCTACTGGTATGCTTGAAATACCTTACGACAAGACCGCTCTTGTAGGATATATAGAAAAAGGTCAGAATACGACAGTCACCATACGTGTTGAGTTCACGTTTGATTCAGATGTTCCTGCCGGAAGCTGTAAGATAGGCTTTAGTGAGGAAATGACCTGCAACATACATTTCGGTAATCAGGACGGTTCACAGGACAGGTTCTATTACAAATACGCTTCTGTGACGGATGCAGTGTTCAGTATGCGTACAGGAACTTATACGGGAACGGAATTTAAGATAAACAAAAACGGTATTATTCCTCTTTATGGTGAAGTGAACGGTGATACGGGGGAAACGGAAGAGGATGTTGCCATGTTCAACAAGGGGGCACGATATAAAATATCATGTTACAGAACAGATAGCGACAATGCCAAACTTCCCCTTTATACGGATGGTAAATCTCCTTCAATTGCAGCAGGAACGGAGTTTGTCATTCTGAATATCGTCATGCCCGAATCGTATGTGACAATGGCTGAGAACACGCTTGAAAAGGCGGCTCTTGACTACCTGTCAAGATATGACCATGAGAACCGAACCGTTTCACTTGACATATCTAGCGGATTTGTCGCAGAGCATCCTAATCTTTTCATTGACTTCATAGAAGGAAATATGCTAAAGGTAAGGGATGATGGAATAGGCGTGTTCGATTTCTCTGATAACGGTCAGATAGTGGATATGCAGTTGCAGATACAGTCTTTGGAAATTAAATATTCCAAGGAGAATATGTTTCCGTCATATTCATGCACCATTGCAAGAAGAAAGATACTGTCTTTCTATGAACGGCTGGCACAGGAGAATCAGACCGCTTCAACACAGAATACGACAAATGTAACATTAGGCGGAAGTGGTACGGGAAGCGGAACAAATATTTTCTCTGAACAGCTACTTAATGACCTTATTGCATCGTTTCAAAAGTTCAACGGATGGTTTGAATGGGATGAAGTAAACCAAGCGTTACGATGCAAGTCAGCGTTCTATACAAACCAATGGATATCAGCGTTGGGCGCACAGAGTGGTAGCGGAGAACCGGGAGGTGGTGAAGGCGGACTGATTAAGGCCGTGTACGGATTTGCCGATTTAGGTAAGACGTTTGACGATTCCAACCTTAGCAATACATTCAACGCATATACCATCAACGAGATATGGAAGCTAGCCAAGGAAGGCGGAATGAATACGGACAAATTGTGGCAGGAGTTGGGAAAGGATGATCCGACAAAGAAAATTCACATATCCCATCTTCCTGACAATAAATTTGTAACGCTTGATACGGAACAGACAGTAACTGCAAGCAAGATATTTACTGGTCAACTGTCTACGGCAAATGTAGTTCCTAGCGTGAACAACGCATCCACACTTGGTCTTGAATCGAAGAGATGGGAGAATATTTATGCTGTAGATGCCAACATAAGCGGCACGGTGAAAACACAGGCGTTGCAGGTTGGCGATATAAAGATTATATATGATTCCGTAAACAAGGCAGTCACATTTGAGCACGCGGACGGAAATACGGAAATAGGCTTCTATACCAGAGGATGGATTTCCGCTTTAGGCGTATCTCCTGGAGGAAGCGGAGGAAGCGGTGGTGACGGACTTGTGAAAAACGTATATGGTTTTTCCAATCTCGGCACAACCTTCTCCGATTCAGACCTTGACAATACGTTTAATGCGTACACGATAAACGAGATTTGGAAAATGGCGAAGGAAGGTGGTGGTATAAAAAACATCACCCAGTCGGGAAGTGGAAATGCCGTAACAGACATGACACTTAGTTCTGACGGAAAAACCATTACTGCTGTATTCGGGGAAACATTCGCAAGGCAACAGGACTTAGGCACGCTTAACAATACCGTAACACAGTTAAGCAACAAGTTGAACAACTTCCTAGAAGGAAGCGATGCCGATAACATTATCAACAAATGGAAAGAACTTGAAGCGTTTCTTGACGGTCTTACGGAAAGCGACAACCTAGCCGAACTTCTTGCACTGAAAGCGGACAAGACCATAACGATAAGTGCAGGAACTGGTCTTACGGGAGGTGGAAACCTGTCCGCAAACCGCACATTGTCACTGGCTACCACGGGGGTGAATGCTGGTACATATACGAAAGTTACAGTAGACACCTACGGGCGTGTTACAGTTGGTGATAATCCTACCACTTTGGCAGGGTACGGGATTACTGATGCCGTTACCTTGACTACTGCTCAGACTATTTCGGGAAGAAAAACGTTTAGTCAGAACATAGTATTCAACAATAACGGTGGTATAACATATACTGATTCAAATGTAGTATTAAGAAACTCAGACGGTAATACAATACTAGCTAGCTTTGGAAATGGCGAAATAAATCTAAGACCTAATGGGCATAATAATACGGAAGGTGCTGTTTGGATTAATAAGGCAGGAAATGTTCAAGCACCATCAGTGTCAACAAATACCATTACGATAGGAGATGCCCAACTTGTTTACGATTCTGTAAACAAGGCTCTGAGAGTGAAGCATAGAACAGACGGAAACACGGTAGGATTCTACTCGGACGGTTGGATTACGGCTCTTGGAGTGCAGACAGGTAGTGCTGGTGGAGGAAGTGGTGTCATAAAGACCGTATATAGCTTCGCAAACCTTACTGACGGCACAACCTTCTCCGATTCAGACCTTGACAATACGTTTAATGCGTACACGATAAAGAAACTGTACGACATGGCTGGACAGGGAGGACTTGACGCTGATGCTATGTGGGCTGAATTGAAAAAGGCTGATTCAAGTAAAGTCATAGACGCAAGTCATATCCCTACTTCCGTATTGGACGGTAGATGGGTTACTTTATCCACCAATCAAACTATCACAGGGCAGAAAACATTTACGCAGCAACTAAAGTCGACTGTTGCCACAGGGTTATCACCGTTGATAGTTTCAAGCAATACGCTTGTTAATAATTTAAATGCAGATTTATTAGACGGTTATCATCAATCTGCATTTTTGCGGGCAGATGGTGTCAATCAACATGTAACACTTACAGGAGGGAATGGAAATACCGAAGGTTATAGGTTGGTGCTTGAGGCTACCGTAATTGGTGGATGGTCTATTAACAGTATGACATTTCTAGTAAATAGTAGACATTCAGGTACAGGTATTATAAGTATGGTATTTCATACAACGAATCAGGAAAGCACTAATTATACAGGAGCATTATACTATTATGGAAGCACCAATTCATTTGGTAACACGATGTGGCGATTATTCTATAATACTACAACCAAGAAGATAAGATTATTCTTGCATTATTATGATCATAATGATTGTCATGTATCAATCTTAAATAGGAGGGGAGTTACCACAAATATATCCAATGGAACTTGGTACACTACATTACCATCAGACAATGGGAACGAACTTCCATCATATTATAATAGGTCTGATACTACCGGCTCTCTTGCTACCTCCCGTACCCTTTGGGGTCAACCTTTCAACGGTACGGCTAACGTAAGCGGAAACATGACGGGCGTAGGTAACATAACGATGAGCGGTCAGCTTACTTCTACCGTAGCAAGTGGCACGGCTCCATTTATTGTGGTAAGTAACACTGTTGTGGGTAATCTTAATGCAGACATGGTTGATGGATTGCACCTGTCTGATTTTGACGGACGTTATGTCAATGTAACCGGAGATACCATGACAGGGGATTTGACTATGAATAACACCAAAGGATTCAATATAGGTGGGGGTACTAGAGTAGTTAAAACTTCGGGTAATTGGATTCATGGTGGTGGTGATATAGCTTCTTCAACCGATGCTAATTTACGTTTCGGCTCTTGGCTAGGTATAGGCTGGTATCCTACAATCAGCAGACAAACCGTTGCACAAGGGGAAAATGCCATGTGGTTGAATGTAAGAACAGGTGTGCTTAATGTAGCAGGTGGTATTAAAGAAAGCAATATATGTATCGGAAGGGTAGACTCCAATGGTAATTATAATATTAACTGTGCCGGAGAGATAAGCAGATACGACCATCATCTGTATTTACAGCGTAATTCGGGAAAAAATCTGATTATGTGTACTGGTGGAGGATTGGCAGGTATCGGTACTGACTCTCCTAGAGCTAAATTAGATGTGGCAGGTAATGTATATTCTACAGGATTCTTTTACTCCACTGTAGGTACAGGAACCGCACCTTACCAATGTTCTTCTACTACATTGAATACCAACTTGAACGCGGATTTACTGGACGATTATCATATAAGTCAAATATCCTTAGGTTATCCTTCTGGTCACATAAAACACAGGGTAGGACCTTTTGGTGGTGGTCAAGATAAAAACTGGCGTAAGATAGTTACTTATGTCAATACTACTGGAGGACAATATAAAGCCTGTACTATTATAGGTACAATATGGATTAATCATGGAAATCACTCACAAGGACAGGTAACAGAAATACCTTTCCAAGTAGTACTTTACGCTTATGGGGGAACTGCCAATAGTCAGGAAAATGGAAATTATTTATATATTCCGCCTTATTGTACTTTTGATTGCATAAGAATAGTAAGGTACGCAAGTAACAGTTGGGAATTACAAATAAGACAGTATTCAGATTGGACTACTATTAATTGTGAATACTCTGCTTTTTCAACAGGCGGAGGTACGATTAATGCTGGACAGTTTAGCACTGATATTCATACTTCAACTGTTACAAATGCTTATAATTCAGACGTTAGTACACCACAATCTCATAGCGTATGGGGTGTTACTAGAACGTTCTATATACAGGATTACCATTCTGTCAATACTGGAGCAGGAGTTAGTGTAAACGGAGGTTCAAACTGTTATTTGAAGTTACCGAGCACAACTAGATTTTCCCGTATTGAATTTTCCACACCAGATGCGAATATCCGGCATAGTGGGAACGACAATGGAAATGAGGTTGGAAGTTCGACCTTATCAAATCTTGTCATAGATTCATGGCATGGCGTTTCATTTACTACTACTTGTTCTAGCACGTATCAGAACAAGATAGCCATGTCAGTGAACTGCCGTACAGGGCGTGTCACAGCGAACAATTTCCATGCTGCAACTAATATTACAGCAAACGGAGCAATTACAGCCAAGGCATCCTCTTCCGATATAAGGTTGAAAACCGATATTCAGGGTTATGATGCTATGGGTATTATCCGTAAATTCCGGAGTGTGAAGTATCACTGGAACGCTATTGCCAAGGAAAATTCCGAAGTGTTCAACCATGATAACTGGAATTATGGTCTTATCGCACAGGATTTGCTTTCCGGCGGTTATAGTCAGTGGGTAAAGGATACATTCAATGACTACTATACCATAGATTATGAAAGGCTTATCCCCGTTGTATGGAAAGGTTTGCAGGAAGTTGATGATGAGGTTACAAGATTAAAGAAAAGAGTAAGAGAATTGGAAAAGAGATTAGGTATTAACAATTAATAAATAAAAAAATATTATGGGTCATTCTAACGGAAAGATTACAGCCCCGATAAACCTTGCTGGTGACGTTTTCGCCACTCTTGGCATAGGCAGTGTGAATGGGGCTTACGATTTAGGATACGCTTGTGCAAACACCCACGGAAAAATAAACCCGTGGGCACGGTACAAACCTGTACGTTACGAAAGCCTTGCTCCTGGACCAGATGAAAAATGGTGGCAAGGATGGGATGGAAACTGTGGTGTCAAGCCTTTCCAAATGGCAGGATACTGGGATGCGCCAAAACACGCTGATGGAAGCATGAACGGATGGGAATACACCCCACCTACAGGTGGTAAGTTTCCATTTCGCCTTACCGACTTTAACGGATACAACCATCGTGCACAAGCCCCTATAAATAAGTTCATGTGCCCTACTACGGCGTCTAATCAGTTTAACAGCAGTAGTTTTACGTGTTCTGCCGCTATAGTGTTGCCATCGGAAGGGCATGATACGGATTATCTTAACATGGGTGACTTCTCCGAGATAGCCGAGTGTTATTTCGGAGTTTATGTTAAGCACAAGACCAGTCAGATGTACAGGCGTGTTACTGCCGATAAGAAAATAGGAACAGGGTATGCAATGGTGACAGTAAAGTCATGGGGAATGGCTACTGGTGATTGGGAGGTTTCTCCATTTCTAAGTACAGCTATATTGAATCAGGACGATCCCGATATTGCACATCTTGCATATTCCATTCCTATGATGAAAAAGGCAGAGATAGAAATTGTAGGATCTTATGTAAGCATATCCATAATTGGTGGTACTATGCCTTCTATTATGGGATATATTGAAGTCACTGTAAGAGTGAGAAACAGTTCAAGCAGCCCTGTTTCTTTCCGTAATAATAGCTGTATGGCTAGGTTTGCAAGTAAGAAATTTGAAGATCCTATGGTTATAGGTGAAGCAAGAGAAACAATAGAAGATTTCCAAGTATCCGCCAATTCTAGTATTGACAAGAAGGTGAGAATATTCATATCATCGGACTTGATTCAATCAGGAAGTTGTAGGGTATGGGTAAGCCTTAACAGTGCGGCATATAAAGATAGTACATTGCTTCTTTCTATGGGACCGCAGTTATAAGAACAATCATCCCCCTTGCCGTTTACCAGCAAGGGGGAGTTAATATCCGTTACTTTCCCACGATTATATTGAATGATTCAACCATTTCATGCAGCACCCCGTCTATTATTCCATTCAATCTCCTTTCGTTCCAATATAAATTGCTCCAAGTATGACAAACGAGCATCCGCACAGAAATGCGAATATATGACTAACTATCGGGTTCATTTTATTCCTTTAAAAATATGACTAATCACATCTACTGTCCATCCGTTTCCTAACAGCCCCATGCCTATATGTGGTTGTACCGACTTGGTGTATCCTTCGGGTACGGTCTGTAATCTTTCCGCTTCTGTAATATTTGGTGTCCTGAAACCTTTTTCCGCATCACAGTCTGGATAACTGAATATAAGCGGTGTAAGTGATTTTTTATATCTTCTCAACAGTGATTCGGGGTTCTTGGCAAACCTGTTCCATGATTCAAGCATACACCATGACTTGTCTTTCTCCACATACCCGTCCTTGATGATGTCCTTGAACAGTATTCCCTTGTCCTTCCATGCAGGTATTTCCCAGTTGCACCAGTAGTATCTTGCTCTCATTTGCGCGGAGAAATCGGAACTGTTGATATACACATAGTCTACTCCAAGATGTGACGAAATCAAATCAGCCCAATCGGATTTCATCTTCACGTTTTCAAGCAGGAATTTTATGTTAGGATTGAACTGTCTGATATGGTTCAGTATGTTGACGTATTCAAAGAACAGACTCGAACGCTCGCCATCGAAGTTCAGTTTCTCTTTCCCTAACTGTGAGAAATCCTGGCATGGTGTTCCGCCAATCAATAAATCAATATCTTTCCACTGTATATCCCATTCTTTCCAATTTTTTATATCACCCAATTCAATTATATCGGGGTAATTATCCAGTGCAACCTTGATAGACGGTTCGTTTATTTCGCTTGCGTAATACTTGTCTACCTTTATGCCTGCTCTTTCCAGTGCGATACGTCCGCAAGATATCCCGTCACATAAACTTAGTACATTCATTGTTTCTCCAAATATTTAAAGATATGTTTGATTGTTTCTATATTCCATCCGTTCCCAAGCATCTTGTAACGCTGAGTATCGGATATTCCATCCCATATATACCATTCGGGAATAGTTTGAAGCCGTGCACACTCGGTTGGGGTAAGCCTACGAATGCGAAAATTACCGTTATCAACTAGCGTCATACCGTTTGCCATTGCTCCCTTGTGTGATGTAGCAAGTAATGTATGAGCCTTATCGTCTATACTGCGTATATTTTTCTTTATATATTTGTTTGGAATTGTAATATCGGCAATATTAGGAGTAGCAATTATAACGCATGGTTGTGTGCTTCCATCATTTCTAGCCCTTGCCAGCAGTGTACATGATTTACCAGATTTTATTTCACGGAAATGCCTCCCTCCAAATCCACATATCGTTCCCGAAACAACTATCAGATTATCCTTTTGTACTGTTGTAAGGCAATTGGTTTTTCCATCTTCCCTAGGTTCAAGCTGTTGGATGTTCTTTCTCTGTTCCTTTACAATCCCGGCTTCATATTCCTTTCTTATCTTTTTTCCATATTCGGTTCTTTTTGGAGTAAGGCAGGCTGATTCACGCCCTCGCATCGCAACACATATCGGATCATTATCCACCTGTATGTAATTGTCATTGTCACCCATCTTGAACAATCTTGTATTTATAGTGCGAGCCTTTTGTTCATACGGAAACTTGATAGGGCTAAACTGGACAGGACTGAATTTTTCCGTCTTTACCCTGCCCTTCAAGCATTCAATCATCTTGTCAGACAAGAAATATTTTTCATCAACCTCTTCTTCAAGAATATCCCTTAACAATATACCCCTATCTTCCGGCTGTGGAATATCGTCATAAATATCCGTCCAGTATATGCGCCTTCTGTTTTGTGCCGATACAAGTGCGGAGTTGATATGTATCCCTTTCCTCCCTATTGTTTCATTGAACACAGATTCCCATTTCTTTCCCATTTCCACATTTTCAAGGAAGAACTTGGGATTGTCACCACGCTCAATAAGTTCGTGGTATATACGTATGTATTCCCAAAACAGATAGGATTGCCCTTCAAACTCGAAACCGTTCTCCTTCAATTCAAGATACGTTTTCAAGTCTAAAACCTCCATGCCTTCTTTCGTTGAAAGCCCTTTTCTCTTGCCGGACATGGACAGGTTAGTACATGGAGATCCTCCGATTATCAAATCTATCTTATCTAGCAAGCTAACATCCAACTCTCTTACATCACCAAGTTGTATGGTGTCAGGGAAGTTCTGCATAGTTGCCTTTATGGCAAACTTGTCCACTTCGGACGCATAATATTTTTCTACAGGAATGCCAAGTTCGGAAAGTGTTATCCGTCCGCACGACATTCCATCGAAAAGGCTTAATACATTCATCGTTATATTTTTTTTAAATTTTCAGCAAATATACGACATAAATCCATATGCAACCAATACGTTTAACTTTTTTAATTATCTTTGCGATAATAGATAAAATTCATAATATGCAGTTTTCCATAGTACCAAAAATAGATGCCGAAATTATGTTTTCGGAAGATGACCTGTCCGTTTTCAGACAATCGACAGACGGGATGTATTATATGATGGCATTAGAACAAATTTACACTATTATATAGAAATACATAATACTGGCTAATATGCAATTAGTATATAAATTCGATATCAACCATTCCGACAGGCTTTGCTCTATCTGCCGTGTCACGAATAACCTGTACAACCAGGCGTTGTATATTGTCCGTAACGAGTTGAAGGATAATGACAGGTGGTTGTTCTATCCCGACTTGGACAGGATAATGAAAAACGTCACCAACCTTGAAGGTACGGTGAATTACAGACTTGTGAAATCACACGTAGCCCAACAGACATTGCGTGTGCTTGACAAGGCAATGAAGGGATATGTCAAGGCTGTAAAGGATTGGTCTAAGAATCGGGGGAAGTATAACGGTAAGCCCGAACTGCCATGCTATCACAAACGGGGAGGGATGAGCAATGCGATATATACCAACCAGTCATGCAAAATACATGACGGGTATATAATCCTTGACCGTGACTTGAAAATACCCGTTCCGCAATGGGAGAAGTACAAGGGCAGAATCGAACGGTTCAAACAGGTAAGGATAATTCCAAAGCGTACATACATGACCGTGGAGGTTGTATATGATTGTGGCTGTTCGGATAATGTCGGTACGGGTATGGCTTCAATAGACTTGGGTGTGAACAACCTTGCCACGCTGGTGTGCGGATGTAATGCGCTACTGTTTTCAGGCAAGGTTATCAAGTCATACAACAGATGGTTTAACAAAACATTGTCCATGCTGCAATCCATAAAGGACAGGCAGGGGATAGACAAACTGACAAACAGAATGAGAAAGATGTATGAGAAACGTGAACGGTTTATGAATGATGCGATGCACAAGACAAGCAGGCGTATCGTTGATTATCTTGTATCACACCATGTAGGCACTCTTGCTGTAGGCTACAACAAAGGATGGAAGCAATCCGTCAATATGGGCGGAGTAAACAATCAGAAGTTTACATTCATCCCTTTTGCGAGGTTGAGAAGTTGCCTTAGATACAAGTGTGAGCTTGCAGGTATCAGCTATATCGAACATGAGGAAAGTTACACTAGCAAATGTGACGCTCTATCTATGGAGGATATATGCAAGCATGACAGTTATCTCGGTAAGCGTGTCAAGCGAGGACTGTTCAAGTCGGCAGTTGGAAAGGTTATCAATGCTGATGTCAACGGTGCGCTTAATATCGGTAGAAAAGTATTCGGTGATTCATTTATGATAGCCGATAGCGGGCGTTGGTATCGTCCTGAACGGGTTAACGTTCTGAAATGTATGTGTAAAGATGTATATTAATACCATGGAAGTGATGCCTATGACGTTACCTGATGACGGAACGGAACACCCTTTCCCTTACGACACATACGACACGGGCACAAGAGAATTTGAGAAGCTGCTTTTATCTGATGAGTGGGTTAAAATGGACAAAAAATGAGAAAGATAGGGCTTTTTAACATAGGAAAACTTGGTCTTGTCAAGTCGGCAGGTACAGGAAAGACCGATATAAACAAGGTGATAGAAAAATGGATACCAAAGCACATGGTGTTTTGGTATGATATGTCAAAGCCTGTGGATGTTTATGTTCCCGGCGTTACTTATGCAAATTCTTTTGTTAATGGTGGTGGTGGAAAATTAACTTATGATAAGACTATAAATAAGTGTATAATAACCCATACACCTACAAATAACAATAATATTGCATTTTGGCAAATAATTGTAAAACCGTTACAATATGTAGAATCTTATAAAATACGTGTAACAGGATTGCCAACAGGTTTCACTATTAAAGGAAGGCTTGGATATGATGATATTCAGATAACGTCTGATGGAGAATATGACATACCTGAATACAGGAACAGTAGCACAACAAACACATCTTATCCCGGATTTTATTTGGCAGGTGATAATGTGAATGATGTGGATTGTAATATTGTGGTAGAAGAAATACCTACAAAACAATCCGTTCCCACAAACGAAATACTAAAAGCCAATCCATACTTGCAGGATTTCAGTGGAAACAACAGACCGCTGAAACTTAACAATTTCCTGTTCGCGGCAATGAGCGGTGTGGGTGGGTATGATATTTCTAGTACCAATATTCTACCCGATAGAGCAAATGTTACTGTTACGGATAACAGGATTATACATATTACTAAGAAACTATCCACCACAGATGACATGGTAAATATAGTTCCATCAAATTCCAATCCTACACATAAATTTAAGGTTACAGGACTTTCTGATGGCAGACAAGTTAGTTTGGTAAACAGAAATGGCGGGTTTTATACTTTTGACAACGGGGAACATGAGGTGACATTAACCTATCCCGAAGGAACCACTTCATTGTATAACGCCATAGGAGTTACAGGGGATATAGGAGATATGGACGTAACAATAGAGTTCCTGCCTAAATATCCCAACGCCCTAATAACTGATGGAGTGGATGATTACGGTGTTGTGGAGAACTTGCAGCAGGGCGTTAAGGTGTTGTTTGTAACTATCAATCCGTTCATTGGTGGAAAGTTTATCTATGACCAAAGACTGAATACTACTAAACCTTGGCTGTTTGCCGTATTCAATGACAAAGGTAGTATTGCTTATAATAGTAGGAACTCAAACGGCAAGACCTATATTGATGGAACACTGAATGAATCTACAAGAGTTCCCGCTTTGTTAAACAAAAAGCAAATAATCACCATAGTAAACAATGATGTGACAGGTGATAAAACTAAAACTCCTATATTCTTTAGCAATACTGACCATAATAGCGGATGGATTAGTTCAGCTTTCTACAACTCCATCGGTTTCGATTCCGTTCCCACCAAACAGAATGACGGATTCACCGAGCAGGATTTAATTGATTATTATATACCAAAATCCATTGTCACTATAACGGTAGTGGATGTGAATGGAGCACCCATAGAGAATGCAACGGTCACGATAGAAGGTTTACAGTACAATACACTATCTGATGGCACAGTAAAAGTAGTGGGGATAGCCAATAGTACCATGTCCATATCTGTAACAAAGGATGGATACATGCCATATTCAAACAATGAATGGAAATTTGCCAATTCAAGAATAATACTTGAAGTTATCAATAATATCATAATCATGGAAGACGGAAACAACATATTACTTGAAAATAACAACTTAATTTTAACAGAGGATTAACAATGGAAGAAAATCTTAAAATTTCGGAAATGACTCCCGTTGAAACCGTTACGGGTACAGAGATAATACCATGCGTTACAGATGAACCGAAGAAGAACAAGTCGGTCACTATATCTCAGATATATGCCGCATACAATGCGGTGCAGAGCGTATCTCTGTCAGATCAGGAGTATGATGATGTGCTGAGTGATTTTGTACCTCATTTGCCACTGGAAGAGGAAGAAGAAACAGTTACTAATCTAAAAATATAGGAGATTTATTATGGTAAAAATGCATAAACTGACCAAGGGTGGCCAAACCATTTACCCGGCTACCATAACAGATGCGGTGGTCAACCCCAATACACGCAAGAGTCTTACAGCGGAACTAGCTGAAATAGTTAACACAACAGGAAAAAAACTTTTGCAATGGGTGTCTTTTGACGCCGAAAAACTGATAAAACCGGACGGCAGTATAAGCAATATGTCAAATAAAAACTATTGTGTGGCCACATATCAGGTAACGAGTAACTCACAAGTGAGAATCTGTTTAAATTTGAAATACAAAATTAATGGATCATGTGTGTTTGTCCTAAAAAAAGACGATACTATTGTATATACACAGTTAGCAGGTGAGTCAAAGGTTTTCCAATACGAAATATATACAGGAGAATGCAATACACTTCTCTTACAAATGAATAGTCAAGCGAATACATTGGCTTATGTATCAGAAACTCCTCCAATTATAGGATTGGTAAATGATCAAGTTATCGAGGATGGTTCGATTACCACTTCCAAACTTGCTAACAATTCCGTAACAGCGGAAAAATTGGACGAATCTTTGTATAATAACCTTGTTTTTAAAGGTGAGAATGTTGTATATGATGAGATCTTGTCAAACAGTATTATCAAGAAGGACGGTTTACTAGACACATCTTCTCAGTATTATAAAAATTATAGATTGTTTAAATACTCGGTAGCACAGGGAACTCAGTATTCATTTTCCACTACTTTAAAAAACGGTGTAACTCCTGGTGGATTTGGCATCGTTAGTCTGTTTAAGGGGGATACATTTGTAAAGCATGCTGTTTTATCCTCTTCATCATTAACATATAATGGTGATATTGCTGTTGATGTTGATTGTGACTTAGCATATATATTATCAGACAAGGATTTAGTTCCTAATTTAACCAAATCTAGTTCTGCTATTATCGAGGATGGTTCGATTACCACTTCCAAACTTGCTAACAATTCCGTAACAGCGGAAAAATTGGACGAATCTATCACACAAGAGATAACAAATCTTATAGAGTTCAGAAAGTATCAGCAGGGAGGATATAACGTAGAAAATACCTCAGGGGAATATGATAGAAAAATGGCTGAAACCTTGTATTCTATAATACAAGCCCAGCCAACTGCGGATATATATGTTGTAGATAACTATTATGGTGGCTATAATAACTGGAGCTCTCCGGGTAGAACTTATGCACAAGAACTTAAGGCTATGGCTGATTGGTTTTCACTTGGATTTATAAGTTTGAAAGATGCAGGAATTCGTGAACGAGTTGATAAGGAAGCTCGTGTATTTACTATCGACGGATTACACGCATATACAGAAATAGGGGCCAAACGTATATACAACCGTATTATGGGACAGCTTCTCCAAAGGTATAATTGTGACAAGTCAGAATTAACCCAAAAAACATTTTTATTATTAGGAGATTCTACATCAATAATAGGAGAACCAACATCTTGGGCTAAACTTTTAACAGAAGAATTCCCCGGAAATGTAACCGTTAGGGCTGTAGCAGGTACGGGATGGATTGATAATAATGAAGGAGGTGGAAGAAATGTCCTCGAGCAATTTAATGTTGATTCTGTGACACAATATGACATTATCATTATTACTTCAGGATTTAATGAATATCATCATTTTCAGTTAGATTATGCATCTACTATAAAATATTTGTCCGTATATTATAATCAATTGGGTTAGACGGACAATTATGATAGTAGAGTAACCCGGAAAGTTATCAGTAACACTCAAAACATATATTTATGATACGAGACCTAATCATCAGAATAATGAATCATCTGTCCGTTGAAGTGCATCCGGATGCGAAATGGTAAAAGTGGAACAGGATATATGGAGCTCACAAATATAACCAAATGCGATAGTTTTATTAGAGTAATACAAATAATTTTGCTATATTTGCATTAAAAATGGCATTTATAACTAATTAATCGTATATAATTATCTATGGAAAGAGGTTTGATTTTTGACGAAAAGCCTGCCTTTATCTTTGATTTAGGTACTGGATATAGCAATGTTCATTTAAACATTGAACAAGTTGACGAACCCGAAACGGACGATATGGGAAATATTGTACAGGAAAAGTTCGTCAAAAAGTGGAAAGCCGATGTACAGCGTGTAAAGAACCCTGTATCATACGACAAAACGGTAGATGCCGCCATAAAGGATGAATTTCCAAACGGAGAGGAAGAAGCGGCTCTCAGAAAAGGTATTTTAAACAAACTTGACCCGGATTATGTAAAACTGAACGAGTTTGCCGAAAGTGTGAAACAATCTTACTTGAAAGGATATGGAAAACAATGATAAACAACAGATAGGTGGGTATTTCTCCACCAAAAACGCTTCAAAGGATGAAGCGTTAAAAGGTTTAGTAGCTGCAAGAATATCAGCATCGGAAGATGTAACCGACAAGGAATACACAGCATTGTCAAACCTTATAAGAGTAGCGACATCGGATGGATGCCGTATCTCATTGGTACAGGAAACGAAAAGCAGATCAAGCAGAATAGCACCAACAGGAATGCTTCTCCCAGCAGGAACGGTGGAATATTTTTCAGTCACACCGGGAAGCAAGGTAAGTGTTACGGGAACAGCAAACATATCATCTATTGAGTAGGACATGGGAATGAATTACAACACGATATTAGCCTCTTTACTTGACGGAACATCTCTAGCATTGAAAAGCGGAAACTCGAATGTTGATGCGGAACAGTTCAATTTCCTTACTGACGCAATAAACAGATCAACTATCATACCGTCTTATTTTGATAGAGAAAATGCCATTAAGTATCTTGATGTGAGCGACACAGAGTTTGCAAGACTTACATATAAAGGCACTAAATTTCATCCCGTACAACCGTTATTATCTCCTGTGAGAGTACAAGGAATGACAAAGCCCGTTTATTTGAAAGAAACATTGGATGCTCTTAAAAACAACGGGCTTATACGTCCAAAGAAGTCAAGGGGTAAATACAAGACTAAAAACTAGACAACCTCATACGCATACATTGTAACACAATCATCTTTATTCTCCATATTAACCGCTTGGAAAATGTTTTCTTCATTATCCAAAGCGGTTATTTTATATGTTCCGTTCATCAGATCAACAGTGTCACCTAATTTTATATAAGCGTACTTGTTTCCACTAGGTATTAAATACGTAATCTTTATTGGATTATTATTCCATTTTTTTAATTCTTTCATCTTCAATCCCTCTATTTTAAAATTATTGCGCTAATATACGAATAGGAAAAGCAACATACAAGAAAATAACTTATTTTAACAAGTTTAAACTATCTGAAACACAATAAGTTATACTACGAAATTTTTATTTTTGTTTAGACCATCCATGTTGTAAATTTACATTCGTAAAGATGAGTGCACAGTCTTTACGGGAGTTATAATACACACACATTAAATTACAATAGGTATTAAGGAACAAATGAACACCATTACAAATAGTTATAACAAATGGTTATACTTGTTCCATATTTTAGTTGCTAAGATAACTAGAAA